ATATTTCCTTCAATATGTTTTTCATCTAAAGTTTGATATTCATTTAACATTTTTTGAATTTTAACTCTCTCTAGGGCTAATTTTTTGTATTGATTAACTAAATCATCGCCAGTAGTAGTTATTTTTTCTGCTTCTGAATTAAACCTTGTTTCAATAGCTGGTGTAGATTTTTGAATTTTTTCATTAACATCTGTTAATTTTTTATTTATATTTTGAACAATTTTTAATAATTGTTGTCCTTTTGGAACAATAGCATAATCGTCAGGTGATCCTGTAACAATGTCTGCATCACCTTTTCTTAACATACATTTTGCTTCACCATTTGTTAAATTATATGTTGCTCCAGTACACCCAGGTGTATTTGAGCAAGACGCTTTACATTCTTCTAATGTTTGTGAATTATTTTGAGACAAACTAGATGTTCCCCAAAAAGCCGCACCTTTAATTGAAGACATAACTTGATTATTGATATTATAATCTGGTTCAGTAGAAGTATTATATTTTGTTTTGTCAAAATCTGTTCCGTAACAACCAGTTCGATAGTCATTGTCAGTCATAGTAGCCCAATTCCATGAATCTTGAATAATATCATTAAGTGTCATACCTTGAGCCACACTACTATTAGCATCTGGAGCAGGTTGAATTGTTCCTGTTCCACATCCAACCTTTTTCCAAATGTCATTATAACAATCTTGACTAATACCTTTGCTATCTCCTGTATAATTTTTACAGGGCTGTTCTACTTCTTGTTTTAAGTAATTAACATAATTAGAAACAGATAATTCATATGCAATTAAAAGATTTTTGTATTCTGTATTTAAACTTTCTAAATTTAATACCGTTAAATTATTTTCATTATTTTGTTGATTCATCTATATATCTATTAAAAGAAAACATATTTTATCTGAAATATTTATAAAAAATGTATAATATACTTGTTGAAGAGAGAAGGTAAACAACTGAAATAATTAAATGATTCTCATTTGGAGGGTTTGGCGAATCGTCCATTGTATTAACCTTAATATAATTAAAGTTACCTTTATTATCTTTTCTCTCTTGATTTTTTTCAATTATTTTTCTAATGGATTCATTTATAGATTTGTTACAGTAATCACTCATTTTTTGATTAATTGGAAATAAAGGTTTTATATATAAAGAAGGAAACATTTAAATTTTAAATTTAATTTATTTTTAAAATTTAAGCGAATTAAAGTTTGTTAAGTAAAAAGGTGTAAAATGTATTAACTTACATGATTTTTACTTATTTTTGAAATAGAAACTCCTATTATTATTATACTTACAAATAAAGCCCAATTACGTAAATATTCTTCACTATACATATTTTTATAATCGGAAATCAATTCAGTAGCAGCATTATTTTTATGTTGAACAATACCAAGTCTTAATTTTAATTGACGATTTCTCTCTTTTTCTTTTTTAATCAAAATATTTAAAGCAAATAATTTTTTATTTAACTCTCCTGTTGAAGACTGAACATCGTTTGATAACATAAATAAATCTGAACTAAGTTTATTCATATTACCTTTAATATTTTCAAAAGCATTTTGATATTCAGGATATTCAGGATTTTTATTGAAAAAAATATAATACTTTTTAAAGTCATCTAAAATTGCTGGCAATTGTTGATTTAATGTTTGTAAATTTTCCTTAAAAATTCCTGGTGTTTTAAAATTATCACTTATATCTTCATCATTTATGGACGACATTAATATATATAATTATTTAAAATAAATATTAATTACAAGTTTAAATATCTTCGAAAGAGAGAAATAATTTATCAATGAATTCTTTTGTTTTGCTATATCCTCCAACAATAATACCATCATGAAAAATAATAGGAAATTGTTTCATTTCTTCTCTTTGAGACAAATCTTTAATAAATAATAAAAAATTTTCCTTATCTTCAATAATATATTCGTCACAATCCACTACATTAAAAATTAAATTTTTATCTTTTAATAATTTTTTTATAGTAGAACAATTAGGGCATCCACTTTTACTATAAACAGTAAATCCAGTTTTAGACGGGGTTTCAAAATCCATTATTATTAATATTGTATTATATATTTATATTTTTTAAACACAAACTCTATAATAATTTGTTTCAATAGCAGTTTTACTTGATCGAATAATATTACAAACTTGCCCTGGTCTTAATCCAATAACTCTAGCTACTGGATCAAATCGAGAAATATCTGGAAATTGTATTTTATTAGTAATATTATATTTTGTCATAACTTGTTTAACTTCTGATTCCATCAAGACGCGATGAGGAGGCACAAGAACGTGATCAAGTATATTGAATTGTAATCGTTTAATGCTTTCGATTACAATGAAAATGCCTTCACTTTCCCAAATATGTTTAAGTTCATTAATTAATGTTTCATTAGGATCATCCTTAATAATTATAAATAATGTATCACTTTTTTTAAGTGTTTCAGTCAAAATGAATAAATCATCTATCATTTCTTGAACATTTTTTGGTGCTGGTCTTGATGCTAAATAATATCTAATATAAATTTTTTTCTTAGGGTTTTCATCAGTAACATTTTCATCACTTGTTTCTAACAGCATATCAAGCTGATTATTAAGTTTCATTGAATTGACTTCATTGATGCTAAAATTAGCATAATCATTAACATTGTAACCTTGTTTTTTCATAAGTTCTAGAACAACTTTTCTAGAATTGTAAATATGTGAAATTAAAATACTTGAGTTTTGACTTGCCATTCTATATTATAATATAAATATATTGATTTATTTTTATTTCATTTTTATTTTATAATGTTATTTTTTTAGTATCAGCGGAAGAGCTATTCGGTTCTTGAATAATTACCCTTTTCTCTTCAGAATTACTTGCTGAATTCTCTGGAGATTTTTCTTCTTCTTCTTGATTTATTTCTTCAGGAACGTCTAAAATATTCGGATTTATTACTATTTCTTTAGGAGTGATATTTTCTTTAGGAGTGGTATAATTAGGTGTAATTGTTGGATTGTAAGCAGGTGAATCAGGAGCATATGGCGGAGATGTTTGATTATAATCTCCTTGAGTTGTTGGATTGTAAGCAGGTGAATCAGGAGCATATGGCGGAGATATTTGATTATAATCTCCTTGAGTTGTTGGATTGTAAGCAGGTGATCCAGGAGCATATGGAGGAGAATCAAAACTGTGATCAGATGAATTATAAACATATTCTGGACTGGTATCAATATTAGCAGGTTCAGGCATTTCTGGATTTCCAATATATAAGTCTTGTCTATTATCTCTTACATTAAGTTTTTTGTGAAGATTAGACGTTGTTTCACTGATAAGTTGAACTACAGGTTTATCGCTATTTAATAATTTATTTATATTATCAGAATAAGACATGCTTAGTAATTGATCAACATTTTCTTCAGTAATGATGCGCATTTGAACATTCATAACTTGTAACTCTTGCATTAATAACTTGAAAGCATAAGGAACTTTTAAAATACTGAATGAACGCCCAAATCTACTAATATTCATAATGCTTTGAGAACCATCCGGATTTGTATTAAATTTAATAGGTCCATCAACAGCAGGACTCAAGAATAAATTTTTGGCTTCATTATAAATAGCAATAGCGCCGGATTTATTACAAACCGCAATATAATAATCTTTTTGTTCACCTCTAACCATAAATGATTCGTTCAAGAAATATGACATACCATGTGCTAATACTCCATCGCGCTCCATCTCTCCGATGCGTAGACCTCCGTCATTAGCACGACCTTGAACAGGTTGTCTAGTTAAAACTGTATTAGGACCGCGTGCACGATAGTTAATTTTATCTTTAACCATGTGTTTCAAACGCATATAATATGTAGGTCCAATATAAATATCGGCTGCTAATTGGTCGCCTGTCATTCCATTATATAAAACTTGGTTTCCAGATGAATTGAACCCAGCTTTAACTAATAAAGGAGCATAAGTTGAATAATTTGAACCCTTAACTTGGAATGCTGTACAATCGCCAAATGCTCCATAACTTGTACAAACCTTACCGAATAATGACTCAATAATTTGTCCGATAGTCATACGAGATGGAATAGCATGTGGGTTAATAATCAAATCAGGCCTAATTCCATCTTCAGTAAAGGGCATATCATCTTCAGGTATAATGAGACCTAATGTCCCTTTTTGTCCCGCCCTCGAATTTCCTATCAGCATAGATGGTGCGAAATTATTCTCGCGCATATAATATAAATGTGATGATGGCATTTCAACACAATAAACCTTTCCATTATAATCTATTAATTTTTCCTCATTGGAATCGTTTACTTTTTTATTTATATATGGTTGATTTTGCTTACGAATAATACTGATTTTATAATATGTATTTTTTGAAGATATTTCGTGAGTTCTTCCTGTATTATATCCCATTGTTCCAGTTATTATATGTTTATTATCACCCGGGTTGGCAGCAATTTTAGTTATACCAGACCAACTACAATGAACGGCTAATCTACAAATATCATCTGCTAATTTAGCACTAATTGTTCCATATCTAGAAAAACCATCAGCATAAGTATGTCCATCTCCTTCCATAAGTGCTTCAAGTAAAATAATACACTGTCTTTGAGATAATGTCCAAACATATTCTGGTAAATATTTATTTAATGCTCCTAGACTATATTTTTTAAGTTCATTATATATTTCTTTATTTTTTCCAAAATTAATCGCAAAATAACCATTATAAGTATCGTGATAATATTCAATGTTTAATTTAGTTAAAAAATCAATATTAAAATCAATTTTCCTTTGTTTATGTGCTGATAAAACAACAGCTCTATTATTTACAGAACCATCAGCTATAAACATACCTAATAACTGTAACCAATCATCCATTTTATATTGTTTTTCCCCAAAAACCATGTATTCAACATCAGGATAAACATTTTTCATTGATTTTTGAAATCTAACCATTTTACCCATTACTTTTTCTGCTTCTAATAATTCAAATTCTTTTGAACCCTTTACATTCTCGCGTCTTTTAATATATAACTTATGATTTAATGTACATACAACCTCTACTTGTTTATTTTTTATATAATACATTTTACCAGTATGGTCATATTCAAATTTATTTACAGGATATTCATAACACATATTTCCATTTATATCTAACGTAGCAACTTTATGTTTTTTTATATCAATATCTTTAATCTCAATCCACCCTTTATCCGTTAAAAGTTGTTGAGTAGGAAGAGCGCAAGCCATTTTGTCACCAATTGCGGGCAGACGTTCTTCTCTCACTCTTACTTTGGCAACATTAAAACCTTCCTCGCCAAGTGTAATAAATGATTTATCTACATAGCCAAGTTGTCCCTTTTTAGGTTTAACAGAATCGTCGGTCCAAACATCCTTATTTGTTAAACTTGAATTAATTTTTCCAATTAAAATAGTTTTATCATTAAGTTCAGTATTTTCTTTTACTAAACCATGAACATCTAAAAAACTATAGTCATAACCTTTTTTCTTACCAGTCACGTTATTTTTTTCAATACTAGCGAATTTTGAATTTGTCATTCCAGTTATTTTAGAACTTTCTTCACGGTCTTGATACGAAGAATAATAGGTAGTTCTAAATATTCCACGATGAATAGCGCCTTCATTTATTAAAATAGCATCTTCAACATTATATCCTGTATAACACATAATTGCTACAATAGCATTAATTCCATAAGGCTGTTCTTCATTATTTACATATTCTAAGTATCTTGATTTAATTAATGGCGTTTGACCATAATTTAATACTACACCCATTTTATCAATACGCATTTGATAATTAGAATGGTAAACTGATACTGCTTGTTTACTTTGTCCACAAGAAAAAGAATTGCGTGTAACAGGATTGTTTTCAGGGTAAATAATCATATTGCCCATAATTCCTAGAATTAACGAAGGATCTATTTCCATATTAGTGTACCAATTGCTCTTTTTTAAGTCATCAATTGAAGTAGCAATTAATAAAGTTTCTTCTTCAGAAGTATCAACATAATCAACCATAGATTTAAAATGTTGTAATTTTTCCAATATTAAACCTTTGTCACTACCAATATCCTTATAAAGAGAACTTAAATCATAAATTTTATTATTCTTTGTTTTAAAGTTTTCATCAGTTTTGGGCATAAAACCTGATATAATCTGTTCCCAAGTAATTTTACCACTTTCTAACAAATCATGAATTTCTCTTCTATCATAACTTAATTTATTGTTTTCAATATAATAAATTGGTCTAGATAATCTTCCGGCATCTGTATAAATATATACTTCGTTTTTTTGATAATTAAATGAAATACTTGTGTAAACAGGTATAATACCATTGCGTTTATATAGTTTAAGTAAATTTACTAATTCAATTGGTGTATCAATTACTCCAACCCAACTACCATTTACGAAAATTTTAGAACTACTACCTAATTGTTCAGGAGAACATTCTAATAGATTTCTCATTGGAGTATTTAAACGAATCCATTTTATAATTGGATGTCCAGAAGAACCACTTGTTATATAAGTACTAATTGACATATGTTTATGAAGACCAATATTTCCACCGTCAGGAGTATCAATTGGATCAATAAACCCCCATTGAGAAGAATTTAAAAGACGAGGTCCTACAACCTTCGCACTAGCATCTAATGGTAAATTAATTTTACGCAAATGTGAAATAAACGTATTCCAACTTAAACGATTAAGATCTTGAACAACTCCAATACGTTTTGTATGAGCTTCTGAACCCCAATTACCTTTAAATGCTTTTCTAAAACCTTGCTCAACAATTCTATCCTTAAAAAATGTTTTAAAATTTGCTTCAATTAAACCAATAAAATTATTTTTATACTTGTTATCTTCCTTTTTATCACCAGGGTTTTCTTTTGATTTTATTTGTTTCTTTTCCTTCCTAGAGAGAGTTTCGTCTTCTTTGTATTCACCTTTATGATAGTAATATTCCTCGTCAATTTTACGTGTTATATCTTTTTTCTGAACTAAATAATATTCTCTGAATAAGTCATATAAGAGAGAACCAGACAGTTCGACCCTTTTAAATCTAAAATTATCACGATCTGTTGGTTTTTCTTCTTTTGTATAAACTTTTAATAATCTATTTACCATGTATCCTAAAAAATATGCTTTATCTAAAAAGTTTAATTCACCAACATGTGGTAAAAAATAATCAGAGAGAATTTCAATAACACTTGATACAGTACCCCTTTTAGTCAATTCAGCAATAAATTCCAAAGCATTTTGTTGATTAAAAAATTTATATGCGTCATGAACTGAAGGAATAAATAAATCAATATATGAATTTTTATTATTTTCAAATTCATCATCTAAATCAGTTAACAAACAAGTTTTAATTATATCTTTATCAGATACAACACCAAGAGCACGCATTAAAATAAAAAGTGGGACTGGTTTTTTTACATTCGGAACAGCAACTACTATTTGATTATTTGATAAACTTGGTGAAGGTGCCACAATTTTAACAGCCGTTGTTCTAATAGGTTTTGATGTATCTTCTGATACAGATCTAATTTCAGCTGAAAAACTGTATATATTGTCTGCTTTATTTTTTCTAATATAAAGCAAATTATCTGCGAACTTTTCTTGAGAAATTATAACCTTTTCCATACCATCAATAATAAAATAACCCCCATAGTCGTTACGACATTCACCCATATTAAATCTCACATCCTTATTAAGCGTATTTAAAATACATAATTCAGATTGAATCATAATAGGAAAACGTCCTAGATAAATTTTTGGTAATAATATTGAATGCTCTTTTCTCTCGTCGCCCTCATAATAAAAAAATTCGACTTCAACATCATAATGAATTGTTACGCCATATGTCATATTTCTTAGACGGGCATCGTTTGGAAACATAAAATGTGAGTTGTTGTCATCATAGATTATTGGTTTGCCATAATAAATTTTTGAACCATCCTTTCCACCTAAATAAAGTTGACATTCATTTCTTTTCCCAGAACCATCATTTTCGTCTTCTCTCTCAATAAATCTTATAGGATTATTTTCTCTGAATATCTGTCCAACACCCTTATTAATAAAAGAATTATACGACTCTAAATGATGAGAAACTAAATTATTCGGATTATCTTTAAAATATTTGTCAATTAATTTCCAAGATATGTCTTCTTTGTCCATTTATATTATAATAATCATATTTTTTTAAAATGTAATTATTTTATATATTATTTATTATTTAAAGATATTAATTGACGTTATGTATATTATTATGTATAAAATAAAAGTATTTTGCCCTTTTGCGCCAAGTAAAAATTGTAAAGAAATATACGAAAGAATTAACTATTCCGAAGAGATATTATTTTATGGAAAAGATAAAAAATATATTTTTACTGAAAATGATGATTATACTCACGCAATAATTATAAATACAATAATGCCTAATTTGACAATTCCAAAAGAAAATGTTATTGGTCTAGCATTTGAACCAATTTTTTTTTTGGGATTAAACAATATATTTATTGAATATGCTAAAAAAAATATTGGCAAATATTTTATTGGAGATAAATATGATTTACCTGAGCCATTTATAGAACATTTTGGATATATGTGGCACTCAAGACCTCCAAAAGAAATAGAAATTAAACAGAAATTAATGTCAATAATCGTAAGTGAAAAAAAATCTGCTCCAGGACATAAATATCGTCACGAATTAGTAAAGTGTATTATAGATAATAATTTACCAATTGATATATATGGTCGCGGAAGTAATAATTATTCAATTCAAAACCAAAATAAAGAAGGAAATAAGATAAATTCTCAAATAATGGGTTGTTTTAATGATGTTGAACCCTATGAAAATTATATGTTTTCAATTTGTATTGAGAATTATAAGTGCGGACATTATTTTTCTGAAAAAATAATGACACCATTGATGTTTAATTGTATGCCTATTTATTATGGGTGTCTAAATATTGATTCATATGTGGAAAATAATTTAATATTAACAGGTAATATTAGTGAAGACTTAATATTGATTAAAAATGTATTACAAAATCCGTCAATATATTATAAAAAAACATATACAGAAAAAAACATTAAAGCTGTAAATTTAATACAAAATCTTCCGAATTTATTTATTTAATGTTTCCTAGTTTTATTATGATTCTTTTTACCGCCTTTTTTGGTTAATCTAAATTTACTTTTTGTTTTACTGTCTTCACAAGTGAATTCTGTCCAAGGTTCGCTCGGTCTATCCTTTAAATATGGGCAAAATTTATAATATTGCCTATGTTTTTTACAATATTCGTCTTTAATAAATGGTATACCACAAGAGTTACCAAAACGTCCAATAAATCCCATTTTTTTAGCTAAATTTGTATCACAAACTATACCATCAACTACTCCATGTGGAGCAAATGGTTTTGGTCTACTAGGGTCAGACATATATTCTCTAGCATCTAAATCATAATGTGAACAAACTGTTCTAGAACACGGGTTATCATCTTTTAACAAATATACATCATAATGGTCAGATATTATTTTTTGGGCTACTTCTATATTTAATTTACCTTTATGCTCATCCATAAGGTCACCTAGACGAACTAATCTTGCTCCTTGATGTCTTCTAATATCATAGAAACCCGAGTTTTGAACTTCCAAATTTCTAATACGTTCATCATAAGGAGCATTAAATCCTATAAAAAATCCATTTTTCGTTCTCTCTATGTTATGATACTTTAATCCTAATTCAATTCTTAAAATCTCATTTGAATTAATATCACCAAATAACCATGAGTTAGCGTAATCGCCAGAATTTTCCTTTAAAAGTATTTCACAATATTCATCTAACGAATTACCATACTGCATTGCCTGTCTAATTCTATAACCAATTGGATAACGTTTTTCATAAGGAATAAATCCTCCAATTGTGGTCTCTGTACCGATTATTCCTTTTGCTGTTACAAAAAAATCTGTTCCACTCCAAATCCAACATGGAGATGTTTGCATGATAAAACGATGACCATTTTCAGGATTTAAATCTAACACAACATTACTAAACTGACCATCAATAAAATCTGTAAAAGAATTATGTGCACAAACAATTTTTCCATCTTCAGTCCAATCACCAACTGCCATAAAAGCGCTACACCTATCTCTTGAACCGCCTTCTTTTCCAACATGAGATTCAGATTTTTTCGAGTACCAATAAGGAATTGAACAATAAAAATTCCAGGCAATCATTTCGTCAATTGTAGTTTTACATCCATTATCATTACAACCTTCAACGATTCCTTCCATTTCTTCATAAAATTCTTTGAAATCTTTTTCAGTCATTTCTTTAAAATCTCTAGATATCTCAGTTATAAAGTATTCCCATTCAATTCCATATGATTCAAACATTAAAAAATTCAACATTTTTTGAATATCCTTAAAGTCATCTGCACATAAATATCCGTAAGCATATCCTCTTTCTTTTGGTTTTCCCTTAATAGATATATATTTCCATCCATTTTTATTATATGAAGTACCATTTTTTATTTTTGTTGACATTAATATGTATATATATTAAATTTATATTTTAATATATATTCTAAAAATTATGATTACATATTCAACATAAGAATACCAATTATTACGAATAAAAGAATCCAAGGAAGAAGAACAAGCAACCAAGAAAGACTTGTATGTCCATCTTTACATATTAAATTAAGAACATAAGTCCAAAATAGAACATAAACAAATTCAGCAACAAATACCAATGTTGTATTTGGTACGCGGCAAGAAAATGAACCAATATTATAACTATTATTATTTCCTAAATTTTGAAATAAAACCATTATTAATGATATTATGGATATAACAAAATAAATCATTGCAGGGGTACATAGCTCTTTTAAAGTTTTTGGAAAGTTAGCCATTATGAATTATAAATAGAAAAAATTAAATAAAAGCTGCTTTCATATTATTAACCGAACTATTAGGTAATTGATCTTTCCAAGGCATTGGGTTAACCGGACTTGAATAACCTGCTAAAGCATTATAAGCACTTCCTACACCAAATTGAAATTGTCTTCCTAAATTAATCATGTCTTGCCCTAAAAAATTCGAAAGATTTCCACCACGCTGTTTTCTAGTGCGACCTTTACTGCCACCAATAGAAAATGGCGGATTTGCTCCTGTAGCAATCATTTGTCTTGTAGGATCATTATTAAAAGTATTTGGTGATAAATAATTTCTACCACCTTGAATTCCATCAACTCCAGCCCATCCACCAATAGCAGGAGACCATGGTTTACCAACAAGACCATCAGGATAAGGGATTCCTGGATTGCCGCCCTTCATATTGACTCCCCTTTTTGATTTACAAGAACTACATTTACAGCCTAAACGATGTCTTCTTCCTCCAACCATAAATCCTGTCGCACTTACGCGACCTCCACTCATTAAAGGAGTTGAACAAGAAGAACAACTGCCGCCGCTCATTACACTAGCTCCGCAAGATCCACAACCACCTCTTTGAGAGCCAATTGGATTTAAAAAAGGCGTAGCTGGAAATGTAGGAGTTGGTCCCGTGTTTGGAACTGTTTTGTCTAGACCATCTATATTGCTTGGAATATTTAAATTAGATGTTAAATTACCCCCGCATAAACCGCCTTTTCCAATATAAGCTAAAAAAGGATTGGGGACGGTAGTTACATTATTTCCAGGATATGCTAAATTTACATCAGCTGTTGAAATAGAACTTCCGCCTAAATATTTTTTACGCGTTTTTTTAGAACATCCTTTCATTTTATAAACTTTTTGACGTTTACTAAAAGTTTTTTTACCCATGGTTATAATATATATTAAGAAATTTATTCGATATCAACATGTGTTAAGAAATGTCTTCTACAGCACATTTTATTCATATTTAAATCATCTAAAACTTCTCCTTCTGGTGTCTTCTCAACAAATTCTTTTGTTAAATAAAGAACCTTGTCAACATCAATTGATTCTCCATTTCCTCTTTTTGCTAATTTCTTCTTGCGAACTTGTTCAACATAATATCTATATTTATTGGCAATAACCATTCCACAAGTAAAACATTTAACTGGGATTATCATCTCTTATATATTATATTGTATATTATTCTTATATCTATTTTATTTTAAATCAATTTTATTTTTATATTTATATTAAACATATAATAAAATAATATCATTTTTAGATTATACATTAAAATATAATATAATTATTCCAGAACCACCATTACCACCAGTAGCTTTCACATTATTTCCTCCATTTCCTCCATTTCCTGTATTTGAAAGACCAGAAGTACCACTACCACCTCCTGTGCCTCCTGTGCCATATGTAATAGAATTAAATGTTGTCCCTGTTCCAGGTGTTGATGAGTTTGAAGGAGCAGCACTACCATTACCTCCACCTCCGCCGCCAGTATTATTATTATTATTAATAACACTACCACTATTTCCCGAACCAGAGTTTCCACCATTACCTCCCTTATTATTTGAACTTATATCACCCTGGCCTCCTTTACTTCCTTTATTTGCTGTTATACCAAAAGCATTTGAGTTAACATTATAATTTCCAACTGTAAGAGAATAAGGGGTTGTTAAAATTGGATTAAAACTACCATTTTGTACTTGTCCGCCTCCACCACCACCACCACTACAATATCTAGATATTGTTGGATTTTGTTGAAAATCACCTCCGCTACCTCCGCCACCAACAATTAAATAATTTATAGTTGGAATAGTATATGACGTAAAACTATCAGTTGTACTACTAGGATTTGTAAATGTTAATATAGTATCATAATTAACACCTTCAAATACTTCCACTTGTAGTAGTATAAGTACCTGTTGCTTTATAGAGTAGTGCTTTAAAAAAAGTATTTAAATCTAATGAATTAGATTTATAACCTGTTGTAATAGCTTGCGGATTACCAATAACATATGGCGCAAAAATAGTATTTAGGTCTGAACCGTTAGGTAGTTTATAATAAGTTATTGGAGCCGGTGAACCACTACTATATGGTGCAAAAATATCAATTAAATCTTTACCATTTACTTTATACTTTGTATCACTCATAATATATATTATATATATTAAAAAACAACCATAATTAAATATATTTAAATTAATTTAAACATATTATATAAATTTAAATATAATATGCTTTCAAAATTACATGAACTCGCTAAAAACAATAGTGAACGTCTTAATTGGGACGATTATTTTATGTCAATTGCTATCCTAGCTTCTCAACGTAGTCCTTGTAAAAGACTACATGTTGGTTCAATAATAGTAAAAAATAATCGTCTTATTTCAATGGGTTACAATGGTTATATTCCTGGAGCGCCACATATCTCTCGAATACATGATAATCACGAACAATCTATTATTCATGGTGAAATAAACGCAATTACAGATTGCGCAAAACGTGGTTCAAGTCTAGATGGTGCTAAATTATATGTAACACATTATCCATGTATAAATTGTTTTAGAACTATAGCAGCGTGTGGTATCAAAGAAATTATTTATCTAGAAGACTATAATAATAATCCTATTGTTAAAGAGTTAGCAATTGATTCTAATATTAAAATTAGACAACTGTTGGACAATCCGGACCAAAACATTTGCCTTGAAAATAATAATAATTTAGATCCCGAGTTTTACCATTTGTATTAGTATTAAATGTTGGTCCGTCTACCCCTCCAGCAGAGCACTTTTGATTACTTGTCCAAACACAACATGATGTGTCATTACAATTTCCTCTGGTTAGTCTTCCACATGATTCATCAAGTGAACCACTAGAACCTTTATGTACATCACAAAATGCCCGATTTTTACTCATTGGTATAGGTGTAGACATATTTCCTAGTGCTTCAACTGTTGGCATCATTGCTTCAATCGTGACAACTTGTAGAAGTTTTTTTTGTATAGATTCTTCGTTTAAATTAAGTCCAATTGTATTAATAAATGTTATTAAAGAGAGAATTAAAAATACAATAATGAAAACCTTTAGAATATATTTTAAATCCATATTTATATATTACAAAGTAAATATTTTATACGTATAATTTATAATAATGGCAAAATCTCGCAAAAACAATATTCTTAAGTCTGTAGAAAAAACTTCGAGTAAAGTATTACCGGTAGTGGATAAAAGTCTAAAAAAAATAGGAACAACTTCTAAAGATGTAGCAAAAAATTCAATTCCTGTTGTAGAAAAAGGCGTATCTGCTGTTTATGGAACAATGGCAACTGGATTTAATTTAGGTATAAAAGGACTAGATAGTGTTGCTAAGGGAATGACAAAGAGTAAACGCACGAAACGTCATAAGAAAGGTGGTAAAAAAACCAGACGTAAGCGATATAGACATTAAATAATATTAACCCAAATATTAGAATGCTATTGTATTAGAGTTTCACTTAAATTATAAATCAACAAATTTATAATTTAATTAACGATATCTTCTTCTGGTGCGCGATTTATTTGATTTATATGTATACGAGTAGTTTTTTCTTTGAGCATCTTTTATTACAATCTCTTACTGAAATTGGAGTATAAACAGGAATTATGTTTGATTAAAATTTGTAAACATACCCATTATATACTTGTATCCGTTATATACTTGTAACCGTTATATACTTGTATCCGTTATATACTTGTAATAATTTACATTTCTTGTAAATCTGTTCCTTTTGTGGTTTTAACCTTTTTAAGTTTGGTATTATTTTTATGAATTTTATCATGACAAACTTCGCATAATGTTAGCAAATTAGCTAAAGTATTTTTATGGAGAATTCCATCAGAATTAGTAATAATACCATTGCTATCAGCATCTTTTTGATATTGAAGATGATGTACTTCTTTTCCAACATTCTCTCGACATCTTTCACACATACCAAGAAGTTTTTTTGAATTATATCTTGAAGTTTTGAGAGAAAGAATACTAGAGCCTGTGGGATGATATTTTGTTCGGATTTCATATGCCGCATCTAAAAAGTCTTGTGGTAAATTGAGTGATTTACAAACTTCAAGACCATACATACTGTTACCAGGACCATCTTTAAGTTTACGATCGTATATAAGTTTATCGTCTTCCTTATTATAAATAACTGACATATGTTTTAACTTAACAGTCTCTAAACTCTTAATTTCATCATATTCGATAATTTCATGTAGATGAGTGGCAAATATAAAACTACTTTTACATTTATATAGATTCTGAATTCCGGCAACAAAAATACTAATGGCACTCTGTGTTTCAGTTCCAGAGCAAAGTTCGTCACCTAATATTAAACTATTTTCATCACTTAGTCGTAATATGGTGCGTAGTTCCGACATTTCAACCGCAAACGTAGATAGACCTTTAAAGATATTATCGTTACCAATTATGCGTGTAAATATATATTTATATGGCATGTATTTAAACTCTGAACAAGGAACATATAATCCAGCTTGCGCCATTATAATAGAAATGCCAAGTGCTCTAATAATTGTAGTTTTACCAACAGCATTTGTTCCATATAATAAAATACCATCTGAGTTATAATCTCCGAGAATAATATCATTTGCTACATATAATTCATTTGTCTGGAATCTTTCAATTAAACAATGTCTTAGCTTTTTAGCGTTTACAAATGACTTATTCGATTGAACAATATTTGGTTTGCAATAGCTATATTTCTTAGCAATAGAAGCTTTTGTATAAATAACATCAATAAGCGTTACAAAATTAATAATACTTTCTAGTCTACTTTGGTAAGCCTCAAAATTAACAATAAATTTATTATAAACTAATGTAATTAAATCCTTTAATGAAACTTTTATAGTTGAAATGCTTTTACATAACCCGTTAATTTGTTCATCAACAATACAATTATTTGAAGCACTTTGTTTTTCATATTCAAATTGCTTCTTTGAAATTTTAAAATCGAATTTTTTATTAAATGTAGAATCATGCTTTAATGTTACAATAGTTTGTTCAACAGGGAGTGAATCTTGCAATAATTTACATCTTCTAGTTGTTGAAATCAAACTAAAATTATTTTTTTCTGTTTCATGAACCTTAACATATTCAGTTGTTTTCCCTGATTTCTTTTCTTTACTTTCAATTAATGTACTTAAATATTCGGCAATAGCATTTAACCTTAGTTCAGAATCTTTAAGAGTGATTGTTTTTTTGTCTAACTCTTCATCAATTCCTGGTTCTATAAAATTAATCTCAAAATTCTGTAGTTGGTCTAAATAAGCAGCAATTGGTAAGTTAAGATTTGACCGAATAAAATTAGAAATTTCATCGCAAAATGAATGAATATTTAAAATATTTGGTTCAAACACGGTTAAATATTCTAGAATTTTATCATCATTTTCTATTTTTTCATATATTTTTTTTATTGATAAAATATTAGAGTATAAATTGTAAAATGCTTTTGGAGAAATTTTTTTTATAAATATTTGTCTTTCACATTTTGAAATATCTTTGATTGTAGAAAGATTTGATTTTAAAAAAACATTATATTCTGTATATTTCGAGAGAAAATGTTCTGTAATATCATATTCTCTTTGTAAATATGTTTCATCACAAACAGGATTTAATATATTATATGTAAATTTCCTTTTACCCATTGGTGTTAAACACTCATTTAACATTTGTGATACACATGAATATTTACTTGATTTTATATTTCCATCATTTATAATATTTAATTGTTTGAGAGAATGATTTGCTAATGAAAGTCTTGTAGAGCAATTTTCAAATACTGGTTCAGAAATATTGTTTACAAGATGTGGGTTATGTTGATAAATAAAATCTAATAAAAAACAAAATGCTTGTGTAGCAATATTATTTTCATAAAAATTTTGAGAGAATACATCATAACTATCAAACTTATAAAATTTAGAGAGAATTTCCTTTTGATATGGTTGTTTCTCGCAGTTCTTAATCCTTGTCATCTTTGTTGTCTTTTCATTTGTAATATTTATTTTATGAATTAAACTACTAGAGATACCGGCATAACTAATTACATAATCTAATTCATTTTCACCTGGTAGATTTGAAATTATAATTGTTTCGCTAGGATTATAAATAGAAATAAAACGTTCTAACTCGTCATATGTAGTCGGGTTATTTACGTAAGTCTCTTTAAATTGAAAAATATTGATTTTACCAGTGTAAATATCAATATTCGCAACACCTACGACAACATATTTACCTTTCATTAATAATTTATTTTCAATTAAATCAATCCAGATACAAGTAGTTGAATTAGTTAGATTAGTCGATTCGGGATGAAAATATGTTCCTGGAGAGAAGACACCAGAAAGACTTCTGGTTGTATTTTTTGCAGCTTCATCTTGTGAATAAACTACTGCTGTAAATCCAGCGTCTTGTATTTTCTTTATATATTTTTCAATTTGTATATCTTTAAACCCAGCCATCATTACATTATCGGTACCAACACATGTATTTTTTTCAACAACATTTAGTTCACAAATTTGAGAGAAATCATTAATTTTACTTCCAGAAATTAATTCGGTTTTTTGATTGTATATACCATAAACTTCAAAAAAGGAACCAACTTGCATTAATAATATTGTATTTTCTCCATATTCATCTTGATAACGTTTTGTTAATTCAAAATATTCTTTAATGAGTGCCATTATATTAATATATGTTTCTATCTTTAATAATATTTCATTTAATATAATTTCATAATATAATTAACATCATATAAGTTAAATATATTTTATTTTTTATCAGGATTATGTTCAGGAATATCAGTTGTTACAAATTCAACATCTTCTCCTTCAACCATAAAATTCATTATTATTTTTTTTAAAAAGATATATATATCTTCTGATAATATACCTAAACTATAATAAAATATTTTTAAAATAATTAATAACCACGATACGTAAAATGGCAATATTGATTTTGAATTATGTTCTATTAATACATATTCTTTATCTTTTTCATCATAAATTGATATTTCTATAAAAAAATTATTGATTGGGTCTTCATATTTAACCTTGTATCCATAAACTATCTTTTTACTTTTATGTAACTTGTAAACAAATTTTTTAAATTTGTATTTTTCAATACCTAAAAAATTTTGAAGTTTTATGATTGTACTTTGGGTATTACAAGTAAATAAATCTACGTCAATATCACTTTTTCCTGGAAAATAGTCATTTCTTTGTATACTTCCAAAATAATATATTTGAGTATCTAAATAATTGCCCATTTTTAAAAAAAAATTTTTTGAATAAGCACTCATTTCATTTTTAGTAGTCTCCATGTTAAATTATATAAATTATATATAGATTATATTTATAATTCCTTGTCATCCTTTGAAAAGTTGTGTAATAATATTTCACTATTACTATTTGTTATTTCACCTGTTAACATTGCTGATTCATATAATTTTCTTATTACATCATTTGGAGCATTGCTGCCTATTTTAATTAAATTATGATCTCTTAAATACTCTCTTACATCATTAATTGATTTTCGTTTCAAATCTTTTTGAGCAGCTAAAATTATTTTACGAGTTCCTCTATCTTTCACTAATATAGAAACTGTTTTTTTAATTTTCGACCTTCCAAGAGTATATTTTCTTTTAATTGTTTTTTTTGTAATTTTTTTTATAGCAATTATTTCCCCACCATTAACATTTACAGGAGAAATATTTTGTATAGGTTGTGAAACTAAATTTTCAACATTTTTTTCTAATTCTACCGGGTGCTGTATTAAATTTTGAGATAACATTATATCTTGAGATTTATTTAGTGCTTCTTCAATTTGTTTATGTTTTAATTTTTCTCGTAAATTATTTAACCGATTCTCTCTTTCATTCTTTTTTTTATTTAATTCTAGTCCTTGAATTGTTAAAGCTGCTTGCGGGGTTGTAATATCATAATTACGCTGTGTTTTAGACCAATTCTTATATGTTGGTTTTGTTCCTCCTTTTAATATTCCATAAGGAATAGAATCAGTTGTTTTTGTGTGTAACTGAATTGTTTCATCACTTGTCGTCATATTGTCAGTATTTATAACTATTAATGGTTTATCAATCAATTCTTCAGGTAAATCAAGATTAATATTATGTTCTATAGGAGGTTGCGACGAATTCATTGATTGGTAGTTTTTAACTGTTTTTCTCTCTAAAATTTCCCTTTTCTTTTCTTTTTGTATTTCATAATTAGCTTTTTCATCATTTACTTTCTTTTGTTTTGACAGAGTCTGTAAATAATTTATTGAATCACTAAACTCATCTGAAAATGTTGATAATTCATGTTTCAATTTTTCATTATCATTAACAGATTCTTTAGGAGTTGATAGTTTTTTTTTATTATTGTCTAAATTTTCGGTTTCTCTCTGTTTATGTTCCTTAATTCTTTTCAAAAGTTTGTTTTTTAAAACATTTGGTGATATTAAAGGAACTGTAGTAGATTTCTGTTTTTTCTCTTTATTTTTTTTAGTTTTTGAACCACTTATGTTAAATAAAGAAGGATTAATTGATATAGTTTTATTTGACATTTATTATAATACCAAATAAAAATATATGAAATATAACTATAATGTTAAATATATAAACTGTTATACAATTGTTTTTTAAATTCTTGTTCATCTTTTCTATGTTTAACGTCATCATTTTTGAGATAAATTTCAAATCCCGCATTTAAATCCTTAAGTGTTATTTTTTTCTTTTCTGATTCTGGGCGACAAAACACTCTTTTGCTATGAGCTATTTTTGTCTTAGCTAATACAGTTTCAATATCTCTACCATAAAATTTAAAATAATCTTTGTTTTTTTTAAACAAGTCAACTGTCATGTTTGAGTCAGTATCTACTTCCCATCCAATATCCTTTACTTTCTTTAAAAATATATTATATAAATCTTCAGCTGAATAGTCATCTGTTTTAAAACGCCACGTAAATCTTGAATCTAAACCTTGATTAAATGAAAAAAAACTATCTTTTAACTCTTTTTCGTAACCTGCTACAATAACCATTAGGTTTTCTTTATTATCACTTAATGCTTCACATAATGTATCAATACATTCCTTTGCAAAACTATCTTTTTTATCTGGATTGCCAAGAGCATAAGCTTCATCTATAAAAAGAACGCCTCCCAATGCTTCTTTAATTACATCACTAGTTTTTAATGCTGTCTGACCTAAATATCCGGCTATTAAATCACTCCGGGTTACCTTTTTAAACGTACCGTTCTTTAAAATACCAAGTTTACTATATATTTTCCCCATTATTTTTGCTATTTCTGTTTTTCCTGTTCCAGGAGGACCATAAATAACAGTGTGCATAAAATCTCCAGAAGAAATGTTATTTCCTTTATGTAGTTCCTGTATAAAATATAGAATTTGGTCAACAATATTAATTTTTAAATCTTTCATTCCAATCATAGTATTTAATTCTTCTAGCGGTTCTTTAATATCATGTAAGCCCTTCATATTTATATTATATTTGATAGCTGGGTCGCAAGAATATTTGTCAACTAGTTTTAAAATATCGTTAATATTATTTACTTCAGTTTCAATATTTATTGTCTCTCTAATTTCTATGGGTTTCTCAGATAGGTTATCATTTGGGAGTTCAATAATTATTTTAGACTTTGAAGAAAATGGGTTTTTATTCTCATTTAATAAATATATAAGTTTATCATTTTTAATATCTCTATAATAATTTGGATCAAAATTATTAATACAACATATATCATTTGGTGTTTGTCCGGTAAATTTTGAAGATGAAATGTTAGTTATATTAAAATTAGTATTTATTTTATCAATAAATTTATCAATATTATCTTTATTGTTTACAATTTTATCGTTTACAACTTTTGAATTTGTAAATTTTTCTGATAAAATTTTAATAACATTTTTTTCATCACCATTTAAAGTTGGTTTCTGGTCCAACGTAGATAAAAAATTGTTATAATTATTTATTCTAGTTGGGTCCATCTTATTTCTATTACGACGATTATTTAACATTATATAATATTAAACTGTTGATTTTATATCTTTTACATCTTTGAACATTGTAAATGGTATTAAACAACTTAAAGAATTTTTAAGTAATCCAATTAATAATAAATAAAATTATGCTAATAATATAATAAATTGTGATTTTTTATTATATTATTAAACCAATTTAAAAATAAATTGAAATGTAAAATAACCGAAATAATGATTCAAACAAATATAGATAAAGAGGCTACACCAATGACTTCTATTAATAACGAAGATATGTTTGATATTGAAAACGAGCAGTACATTGAGACTCCTTGGAATATTATTGAATCTTATTTTAGGGGACAACACTTAGAAAGATTTGTTAGACACCAATTGGAATCATATAATAATTTTGTCGGTTACCAAATTGTAAAAACTATTGAAATGTTTAATCCTGTTCATATTGCGTCTGAACAAGATTTTGATCCTATATCTAAAAAACATTCGCTAGAAATTTTCATTACATTCGAAAACTTTCATATTTACAGACCTCAAATTCATGAGAACAATGGAGCTATTAAATTGATGTTTCCACAAGAAGCGCGTTTGAGAAACTTTACATATGCTTCGTCGACAACTATTGACATTAACATAAAGTATATTATTCGCAACGGCCCGAATCTAGAAAATATCAAAACATTCTATAAAACTCTTTCAAAAATTCATATTGGCAAGTTACCTATTATGTTGAAGTCAAATATTTGCGTTCTAAATCAATACAAGCATTTTGAGAACACTCAAACAGGCGAATGTAAATTCGATGCTGGCGGATACTTTATTATTAATGGTTCAGAAAAGACTGTATTAGGTCAAGAACGTGCTGCTGAGAATAAAGTATATTGTTTTAATATTTCTAAGAATGAAACTAAGTATACTTGGAAAGCTGAAATCAAATCAGTTCCAGATTTCAAGTGTATTTCGCCTAAGCAAATTAATATGATGATTAGTTCTAAGAATAATGGATTTGGTTATCCAATCTGTATTGATTTGCCTAGAGTAAAGCAACCGATTCCTCTATTTGTTGTTTTCAGAGCACTTGGCTTAACAACCGATAAGGAAATTTGTGAAAGAATAATATTAAATATTGCGGTTGATAAAAATAAAAAAATGTTAGAAGCACTACAAGGTTCTATTATTGATGCTAATAATTATATTAATCAAGAAGAATGTATTAAGTATATTACTAGTTTTGTAATGTACACCCCCATTAATATGGATAAGGAAACCGGAGCAAAGAAAAAGCATGAATTCACCTTAGAAATTTTACACAATGATTTGTTTCCTCATTGTCATAACATGGAACAAAAGATTTATTTCTTAGGATACATGGCAAATAAGTTATTGTTATCTTCATTTGAAATTATCAAACAAGATGATAGAGATTCTTATTTAAATAAACGAATTGACTTAACTGGTACACTTCTCAATAATCTTTATAGAAACTATTTTAATAAGCTTGTAAAAGATATGGAAAAGCAAATCATCCGGGAAATTAATAATGGATCATGGAAATCAACGGATGATTATGAGAATATTATAAATTTAACTAATATTTATAAAATTATTAAATCAACTACTATTGAGAATGGGTTGAAGCGTGCTCTTTCAACTGGAGATTTTGGTATTAAACACACTAACTCAAATAAGGTAGGAGTTGCTCAAGTTCTTAACAGATTAAATTATGTTTCCAGTTTAAGTCATGCTAGAAGAATTTCTACTCCAACTGATAAAAGCGGAAAATTAATTCCTCCTCGTAAGTTACACAACACGTGTTGGGGATTCTTATGTCCTGCAGAATGTTTTGATCCTGAAACACAAATTATCATGTGGGATGGTTCAGTTAAACGTGCCGGAGACATAACGGTTGGAGATGTTCTTGTTGACGATCTTGGAAATCCTACTAAGGTTCGCACTACTTGTTCTGGAATGAAGAATATGTATGATGTTATTCCTGACAAGGACAATTTCATGAAACATAGAGTAACTGACAACCACATTTTAACTCTCAAAATACGCGGACACAAATCTATTAGAAAATCAACGAGAAAAGATAGAAAATATACTCATATCGTAGAGTTCTTGAATCGCGACGAATTAAGATTCCAAGAAAAATATTTTAAATCGTTAAATGAAGCCAAAGATTTTGTAAATAGTTTTAACGATGATGATACTTTAGATGTAACAATTGAGAAATATTTAACATTGAATAAAAGAACAAAAGAGAAATTGGTAGTCTTCAAAACGGAAGGCATTCATTGGACAAAAAAAGTTGTAGAAATGGATCCATATTTACTAGGCATGTGGCTAGGCGATGGTCTTAGTGATGGCTCTGGTTTTGCGTTGAATTACAAAACTGATTTAGAAACCTTAGCTTATTGGGAAAAATGGGCTCAAGAAAATGGAGCATGTATTACAAGAGGCAAAAGGTATAATTTCTCTGTTGTTTCTAAAAAAAATAAAGAAGCGACCTTGGCTGGTTTGTGTAACAGAGTAGAGGAAGCACCTTTAAAGAAATATCTTCGCAAATATGAACTTTTAAAGAATAAACATATTCCAAATGATTATCTTACAAATGACAGGGAAACCAGATTAAAGGTTTTGGCTGGGTTGATTGATACCGATGGTTCTGTTCGCAGTGAAGGACGTGAAATTCGTATTTGTCAAGGACCTGTTAATTATAGAATAATTGACGATGCTTATACTTTAGCAATGTCTCTTGGATTTTCCTGTGGAGTTAAAGAAGGGAGAAGTCAATGGAGTGATGAAAAAAGTGGAATTAAAAAGTTTAGCACATATAAGGAGCTTACAATTACAGGACATCAAATATGTGAAATCCCAACACTTCTTCCTCGTAAAAAATTAATGTCTTCAGAAAATGAAACACTTTTGCTAAGAAGTAAATCTTTCATGTGTAGTAAATTTAATTTGGAAGCAGTTGGAGTGGGTCCTTATGTCGGATGGCAGCTTCACGATAAGCGGGGAAGGTTCTGTCTAAAAGATGGTGTTGTCGTACACAATACTCCAGAAGGTGCCAGCGTTGGCATTGTAAAGAATTTGGCCTACATGACTCATATTACTATTTATTCAAATTCATTGGCATTGTATGAGTATATAATGCCAAATATTACACACATTGACAATGATGGTCTAAATCCACAAGATATGTATGAAAAAGTAAAGGTATTTATTAATGGTGCTTGGGTTGGTATTACTGATACACCTCAAGAGCTTTACATTATGTTAAAAGAGAAAAAATATAAGGGTATCATTAATATTTATACTTCTATTATATTTGATTATAAAATGCGCGAAATCAGAATTTGTAATGACAGTGGTAGATTGACAAGACCTTTATTGCGGGTAAAAGATAAAAATCTGTTGATTCAAAATAGTTTAATTTCGCAGTTAAATAAAGAAGAACTTGTTTGGGATAATTTGCTAACAAGTTCAAAGATAGAAGATTCTGTTATTGAATATATTGATCCTGAGGAGCAAAGTTGGTCTCTAATTGCTACTAAACCCAAAGACATTATTGTAAAATCTGACAATATTTATAGGTATACTCATTGTGAAATTCATCCTTCAACTATATTTGGTGTTCTTGCGTCTTGTATTCCATTCCCTGAGCATAACCAATCCCCTAGAAATACATATCAGTGTGCTCAAGGTAAGCAAGCGATGGCCGTTTATACAACAAATTATGAAAACAGAATGGATAAAACAGCTTATGTTCTTAATTATCCTATGCGCCCTCTTGTTGATACTCGAATTATGAACATGATTCAACTCAATAAAATTCCTTCAGGAACCCAAGTAATTGTCGCAATCATGACACATACAGGTTATAATCAAGAAGATTCATTACTAATTAACAAAGGTTCTATTGATAGAGGAATGGCTTTAGTTACAGTTTATCATACTGAAAAAGACGAAGACAAACAAAAAATTAATGGTGATGAAGAAATCAGATGTAAACCTGATTCTACAAAGACTAAGGGAATGAAGATGGGTAACTACAATAAGGTTAATTCAAAGGGTGTTATTCCTGAGAATACTCTGGTTGAAAATAGAGATGTTATTATTGCTAAAGTGACGCCAATTAAAGAAAATAGAAACGATCATACTAAAGTTATTAAGTATGAAGACCAAAGTAAAATTTATAAAACGGTTGAAGAGACTTATATTGATAAGAACTATATTGACAGAAATGGTGAAGGTTATAACTTTGCCAAGGTAAGATTGCGAACTGTAAGAAAACCAGTTATTGGGGATAAATTTAGTTCAAGACATGGTCAGAAAGGAACTGTTGGTAATATTATTCCGGAATGCGACATGCCATTTACTTCCAATGGCGTTAAACCTGACATTATTATTAATCCTCATGCTATTCCATCTCGAATGACTATTGGTCAGTTAAAAGAAACCGTTCTAGGAAAGGTTCTTATTGAATTAGGATTATTTGGTGATGGAACTGCGTTTGGAGAATTTAATGTTAAAGATATTTGCGACGAGCTTATTAAGCTTGGATATGAAGCACATGGTAATGAGTTGTTGTATAATGGTTTAACCGGAGAACAACACGAATGTAGTGTATTTATGGGTCCAGTGTTTTATCAACGTCTTAAACACATGGTTAATGATAAGGCACATAGTCGCTCCATTGGTCCAATGGTTAATCTTACTAGACAACCTGCTGAAGGACGTAGCAGAGATGGAGGATTACGCTTTGGAGAGATGGAGAGAGATTGTTTAGTTGGCGACACCATAATTGCTCTCACAAATGGATTAGGAATTCAAATAAAGGACATGGAAGATTGCCAAAATGAAGTTTTGGGATGGAGCGAAGAATGTCAACAAATGATACCATCAAAGCAGATTGGATTCCTATATAAAGGTGAAAAGGAATGTGTTAAGTTAACATTTGAAGATGGTAGAACAACTATATGTACTCCAGAACATCCAATATTAACATCTGACAATCAATGGATTAAAGCAAAGGATTTAATAGTTCATGAACAAAGAGTAAAGTCTAGTGTCACTTATCCGGTCGCTGATTTTAATGAGGAAATGAAAGAATGTGCTGGATGGAGTTTACAAGTAGGTGATTTATTATTTAAAACAAATACAATAGAAAATTATAAAAAAACTCTTGTTCTAGCAAAATTAATTGGTTATTTGATAACGGATGGAACTATTTATGTAAGTAATAAAACGTATAAGTCAAGATTATATTTAGGACACATGATTGATGTAAATAGCTTCTTAAATGATTTGAAATGTTTATGTAATACAAATCAAACAAAGTTTAAAAATAGAAATTTATATTCAGTAGATATTCCATCATGTTTATTAAATAATATAGTTCAATTGGACGGCATCTTAATCGGTAAAAAGGTTATTCAACCTGCTCAATTACCACATTTCATTCTTGACCCTGCTTGCCCCAAACCTATTATCCGTGAATTCTTAGCTGGATTATTTGGTGGAGATGGTCATACTTGTGTGCTTGGTATGCATCGTGGTAAGCGTGATATTCTTACATCTATTTCATTTTCGCAAACTAAATATGGTAAATACTTAGATAGTTTGACAAAAATGATGGAAGATATTAAAGGGTTGTTTGCTAAATTTGATATCAATGGAGTTACTATTCAAAACTTTAAACAAACAACTAGTTCTAAGACCAAAACTGAAACTTTAGATGAAAACAGAAGTTATCAACTCACATTACATTTGGATATTAATGAATTGATTCCATTCTCAGAAAAAATTGGCTTCCGTTATTGCTGTCATAAATCTCAGAGACTTGAAGCCGGTGTCTCATATAAACGCCTACGTAATGAAGTTACTCGCCAACATAATTGGATTGTTAACCGTGTCGACGAATTAACACACTTCAGTGAAATCAAAAAAGAAACACCCAATAAAATTGTTCACACAAAAGATGCTATATTAAAAGCAGTTCAAGAATTAAAAGCAGTTGAACCAATTATTCATGAATATGCTATTCCATCAACACATGATATTACAGACCATCTTGTAAAAGGAACACAGTTCGGCTCATTTAGAGGAAAAGGCTTCCCAACTGCTGAAGAATTCTTGAAAGAAATTGGCGCACTTGATTGGTTCTTAACACCTGAATGTAAAAAGACTGAAATTGATGATGAGATTCTTGAGTTATTCGATGAAGAATCTGAAGAAACAGAAACAGATATATCATGTTATGGTGTAAATAGAGAATGTGAAGGTTTACCAACTATGGAATTAAAAGTCATCGACATTCGTCCAGCAGGCGTTCATAAAGTTTATGATATTGAAGTTGATAATACTCATTCATTCTTAGCAAATGGAATTGTAGCGCATAACTGTATGGTTTCACATGGTGCTTCAAGATTTACTAGAGGACGAATGTATGATGCGTCAGATAAATATTCAGTTCATATTTGTAAAAAATGCGGCCTTATTGCTTCATATAATGATAAAATGCACATTCATCATTGTCGTACTTGTGATAATCGTACAGACTTCTCTTATGTTGAAATTCCTTATGCTTGTAAGTTGCTGTTCCAAGAATTAAATACTATGAATATCGCACCCAGAATCATGACTGATCATTAAATACAAAATTGAAATAAAAAATAAAATTATGTTAATTATATATATGACAACAATAATTAACACTAACAAGATTAATAATATACTTTTTTTTAATCCAAATATCATTAAAGAAAACTCTTATAAAAAGGGACATTATGATAATTTATCATTTGATTCTGAAGGGTTAGATTTAGAAATTTTTCCTAGTAACGATGAAACTGAAAAAAAGAAAGTAAGTGAGTTTAAAAAATTTAGAGATGATTTATACAAAGAAATACGAACGTCTAAAAAATTTTGTCATGGATTACAAGCGTTGTATGTAAAAGATTCTTTAAAAGATTGTGATGCTATATTAAGAGTAGAGTCTTCAATGACAAGAAGTAAAAAAATAAATGGGTTCGCAACTCTTAAATTTTATAAAAGTAGTAAAAGCATATATATTGACGTTATATGTACAAATTCGGATATCAAAGGAACTGGTACATATATGATTAATTTACTTAATAAGATATCTAAATGGCTTTTACTTGAAAATATTAAATTAAGTTCTTCTACACAAGCAATTCCATTTTATTTGAAAACTGATTTTGAGTGCAATCCCTTATGTAAAATGGTTAAAACTGTTAGTGGTGGAAATAAAACAAGAAGAAATAAATCAAAATCGCGTAATAAAACTTTTAGGAACCATTAGTAACTTCTCTCTATTTTCCATATATGAATAGTTATACAACACCTCGTAACATATTTATAATATAAGTTGTAAAAGCAAATAATAAACCACCCCATAATGTATCAATAAATACAGTAAGTATTGACCAATTCTTTAGTAGTGCATAATTTGTTGTTTCATATACACCATAAATAACCATGCCTAATAAAAACGCATCACTTACAGATTTTTTAGGTTTAATAATAAAATAATTTATTCCAGTAATTAAAAATATATAACAAAGAGCTAATCCTAAATAATTTATTTTAGGTTCTGAACCTTGTACCAGTTTAATTTGATTTAAAAAATAATCCTTAATAATATTTAAATAAACAAAATCAACTGTTATTAATATTATTGCACTTAGTAACATCAAAAAGTTAAACATTTATATATTATTCAAATATTTTTAATGTTTAGATAAAGTTCTATTTTAATAAACTTTTTTTACTATAGTATTATATAAATGTCTATCGGTTATACTAGCCCAATTAATGGAAGCAATGTAGCTTTTTCTATTTTCGCAAAAAGACCTGAAAATGCTGGAGGGGCAATTCAAGGTTGGATGCCACAGACTACACAAAATGTTGACAAAAGATATCCTGAATACGAACAAATTCGTTATACTTTAAAAAACGCATGGAATACTACATATCCTAGTCAATTAAAACTCGCTTATCCTGCTCAATTACAACCCAAAAATTTAAGAAGACCTATTACAACTCCTTTTCGTGCGGTTAACAATGCTGGAGATCTTTTAAGTCGCGAAAATTTTTCTTGTGGTGGTAGTTGCCAATCATTTCAAAGCAGACCTGGTCTTCATGGTTTAAAAACACATTTTGGCTCTATTTCCGTATCTTGTACTCCAAGCGCTGCTTATAACAGTCTTCAACAAATTAAAGAGGTTCCTGCCGCCGCATGTAATGTTAAATATGTTTATGATAGTTCTGATTACATTACATATTTAAAACAAAAGGCTGTTAATAAGAACTACAATGATTTCTCTAATGGTGGCGATGATTACAAATCAAGTCAATCAGTTCAAAGAGCTATCAGAAGATATTAAATCTGATCTCAATATTAGTAAATTCAATTTAGAAAAGATAGAACAAACTGTTTACATGTAACTGTATTAAGCTTTAGGAAATAAATAAATTTATATATTTTAATAATTAATTTACTTTAACATTTTTGTTCCACTTTTTATAAAAGTGGATATTATGGAGAATGATAAAAGAAAACAAATGTTATATCAAAAAACTGATTTTAATAATCATTTAATATGCCAATTATCAAATATTTTCAAATGTTGTAAATGTAAACGCAATAATAACTGTGATGTTTTAAACAAATTTTTATTTCAAATATGTTTATTTTGCGGAACACCAAACTATATTAAGATAGAAAAAAAAATATAGTAAATATATAAATGGAGAAATCTAATATGTTGATTATTGCTCTTTTAGCACTTATATTTATAGGGGTTTTTCATAGTAGAAGATATCAGCCTACTACTACTACATCAAAAACTGTAGTTGTGAAAAAAAATCCATACCACAGAAATTATGGTTACAAACCTCCGCCACCACATTATAATCCATATAAAGCACAATATTATAATTAATTTAATATTATATTTTAGTATATTATATTAAATGACAACTCCTTATGCTGTATCTACAAATATCGGTTCTGTATCTTATAATAATTATGTAAATGCTCCAATTACGGGACCATTAAGCACAAATCAATATCCACATGCCATTCCATATCATAGTTATGGTATTTTAACTGGAATCAGACCAACTCCTCCTCAATTTTATCCAATGCAAACGCCAGTTAATGCTGAAATGAATACAAATGCTAGACATCAATATTTAAGAACATCTGTAAGTAACCAGCGTTTACAACAACAAATTGCTTTAGGAAAACAATCATCTGCGATGAGGTTTACAATTGGTTCATCTCAAAGGCAAGTTCCTGTATCAACTCATACTAATTATATTCCTCCAGTTCCAAGTTCTTTATATGTTAATACTCTTAAGAGTAATGCTATCGGTCAAACAGCTTATAAAGTAAATTTACCAAATGCTGCTCCTACTGGAACTAAAAGTTATTATCCAAGTGGAACTAGAAGTTCTATTAGAAGAGCGCGTTCAGGAGGATGTGTAGCACCTAAAAAGAAAGGTTCTATTTATAATACAAGTTTAAACAATGGTCAGTCTTGTGGGTGGGGTTCAATTGTGCGTCAAAATTATTAATTTTTCATAAAAGATTTAGTATTGTTATAATATGTATCCTGTTTTATCTCCTACGCATGGTCAATGACAACAATAGGTTGATTTTTATTTAACGTTCTAGTCCTAGACCAATCTAGTGTTGGTGATTAGATTTGATTTTTAATTTTTATAATTTAATTATTAAGCCATACACTTATAAAAAAATATCAGTATTATTTATAATGAACAAGTATTTAGTTGAATTTTTAGGAACTATGTTTCTAATGTTTGTCATTTTTGCTACTGGTAATTGGGCTGCTATTGGCGCCGCTTTAGCCGTTGCTGCTTTATTAGGTGGTCCTATTTCTGGTGCCGCGTTTAACCCTGCTGTTGCAATTTCCCTATATGCTGCTGAAAAATTACCTAAATCTGACTTGATTCCATACATTATTGTTGAAATTTTAGGAGCGTTAGGTGCTTTTTATGCTTACAAAAGAGTTATTAATAAGGCTTAAGCAAAATTTAATCAAAATATTATAATATAATTTCTTATAGTATAATATAATTTCTTATAGTATAATATAATTTCTTATAGTATAATATAAATGCCTAGAAGATATAGACATAGAACAATGAAAGGAGGATTTTGGGAATCATTAACCCAAGGTGTAACTAGCGCTTGGGGTAAAACTAAAAATGCTGCCAGCGGTGCCTACGGTTCTGCTACAGGTTCATCTACTCCTCCTCCTCTTCCTCCTCCTGCTAGTCCTCCTCCTGCTACTACAACATCTGGTTATATGGGTGGAAGAAAGAAAAGTAGAAGAAAAAGAATGCGTGGAGGTTACAGCGATAACATTTATCATACTGGATTAGCTGCCAGTGCTGCTCCTATTTCTGATATTAAATCTGCTCAACCTCAAACTATGATTGGAGGTAGAAAAACAAAGAGACATCGCCGTTATCATAAACATGGCAAGTCTTGTAAACATAGACGTTAATTATAAATTAAAGTTTAATAAACATACTTAAATATCTATTACTACATAATTGTAATAATGGATTTACAAGTTGAATCAGATATATATGAACCAAATATAAATGAAGATGGTAATTATTTAGATTTTTTGCCGAAATCAAGTAAATTTAACTATGGTTTAAGATGTCCTTGTGGTTCAAGAAAAGGACATGTATTTGATACAAGAACTAGTTTTTCTGGCCACATTAAAACAAAAACACATCTGAAATGGATTTCAGACTTGAATGCAAATAAGATGAACTATTTTACTGAAAATATAAAGTTAAATGAAACTATATCAGAACAAAAAATTATCATTGGCAGACTTCAAAGAGAGAATGATGATAATTTAAGATTACACCGACCGGAAAGAAAAATGAGACAAAAATATAATAAAGATAATATGTTTAATTTAATATAATGAGGATTAAATTAAGTGATAAATATCAAAATGAAAGAGAAGAAATATGTAATAAAATTATTACCATATTAGAATTAAAAGAAGATAATACTTTTTTATTATACGAATTAGACGATGATATAGAAAAACAAAATAAAATACTTGAATTAAAAGAAGAAATACAGAAATATTTTGCTTGTTCTACCATATCATCATTTAAACCAAATTTTGATTGTAAGCGTCCTTATTTGAATATTATTAGAAGTATATTAAGGAAACAAAATTACAATTTTATTGGAAATGATTATACAATAAAAATAAATAATATTCCAAAAAAAACTATTAAATATGTTATATTTAGGAATAATTAAATAATTGCGGTAAATTATTTAAAAATAAAATCTTTAGTAAATATATAGAATGGCGAAGAAGAAAAAGAAAGAAACATTCAAAACTTTTAGAAATTTAGAGAAATCTAAATTCAAAACTATCAAAACAACACTCAAAAATGTTTTATTTAATTATAATGATGTTCAACCTCTTATAAATAATTTAGTATTTGAAATAAATGACTTGGTTATTCATACTTATCAATTTATTAGGTTATATATTTTGTATTGTTTTCATAACCATTTAGCATTTCCTGTTTTTGATGATAAATTTACATTTGTAAAATATTGTATCAAAACATTAGGAACGAAATCTAATAGTGGAAGAAAATCAAAAGATACACAACTTTTAGATACTTTACAAGAATTTTATACAAAAGAATACCAACCTTTACTAAATCACACCAAAATAAATTTAGTGAATAAATCACATTTAATAAATATTATAGCAGAGCAAATTCAAGTTTGTATTTCTACAAATATACAAGAACATTTTATTCAACATTTTCTTCGTTTTATCAATAAAACTACAAATGAAATCACAGAAGACAAAAAAGAATTGTTTGAATTTAAGCATAAATTGCTTATGTTAGAAGAAACAAATGAAAAATTTAATGTATGGAAACTTACTCATTTACCTAATATTTTACCAACAAATATTAAAAAATCTATTTACTATGATGTAAAATCAAGGCAATTTGAATATTTGAAAGGATTGTTGTATATGAATTCTGTGTTAGAAATACAAGAAAATAAGTTATTTCAACCTTTACCATTACGAAATAATATTATACCAAAAAATATTAAATTTGATAGTTCTTGTATTGCTGAATTATTTTGTCCTGAAGGTGAAAAGAAAGGTGAAGTTCTAAAAAAGATTACTAATTATCAAAATGTATTATGGTGTAGTTTGTTGAATATGAAACATAAGTTATTCAAAAATAAACATTATACTTTTCATAATGAAATAACTACAGATGGTATTAGTTGTTCTTTATTGTTTATTAGGAAAGATTGTAAAGGAGAAGAAAATAAAAACAAACAAATAAATAGCGAAGATTATGATTATATTAGCATTGAAGAATTGGATAATCAACAATTAGAAAATTTGAAATCAAGAAATATAATTGGTTTAGACCCTGGAAAAAGAAGTTTGGTTTATATGATGGATGGAGAAGGCAATAAATTACAATATACAGCACCTCAAAGAAAAAAGGAAAGTATGGCGAAACGAAATCAAATTATTCTACAACGAGAGAAGAAAAATAACAAGATAAATGAGTATGAAAATGTATTATCTTTACAAAATAGCAAATCAGTAAATTACAATAATTTCAAATCTTATTTAGTTGAGAAAGATAGATTAAATAAACAAACAATAGAATTTTACAAAAAGGAAGTATGGAGAAAAATGAAATTTAGGCAATACTCGTATGGTAATAAATCCATAGATACATTTTTGAATAATATAGAAAAAACATTTGGAGAAAATATTTTAATTTGTTATGGAAATTGGAGTAGGACTTATCAAATGAAACATTTTATGCCTACAATGAATAAAGGATTAAGAAAATTGATACATAAAAGATATGATACAATTACTATCAATGAATGTAATACAAGTAAGAAATGCTGTGATTGTTTCCAAGATTTGAAACATTACAGAAACAAAGAAAATAAAGAGGAATTTCGTCTTTTAGTATGTTCTAACTGCGTGAGTTGCGAAAACAAAAAAATCGTATTTAGAACACGAGATGCAAATTCTTCAATAAATATAATGAATTTGGGAAAATGTTGGATATACAAACAACAAAGACCAAATGAGTTTTGTATTTCGTCTTTCACCATTTCAAATAAAAAAGAAGAAATGGAAAAAGTTAGACCATCAGTTGATTTTACGGAAGGTAATGCTTCCAGCCACCGAAATTTAGGATGAGTTTGTCTCATTTTTCTTTCCGGTCGGTGTAATTGCTCATCTAACAAAAAAAATAGAAATGAGAGATAATCCAATTATTGTTGATCTATTAAACTTTGATTACGCTGACTAAAAAAATGAGACAAACTAATTTGAAAATATAATAAAACATCTTATTTCATTTTATATAATAAATGGAAAAAGAGACTTAAACCCGAATTTTAACCAGATTCTTTATCAATAAAAACTTGTTTAGAAATATTTTTAATTATTTTTTCTTCCTTTTCATAATCATTGTCACCTTCGCCTCCCATGGATTCAACAACAATCTTATTATATTGGTCTGAAAATTTGGAATTATATTTTCCACAATCAGGATGTATTTCTTTATATTTTGGTATTAAATTTTGATTTTTACAAGTGACTTTTCTAACAACTTTGTGTAATTTCTTTTTATCCTCGTCTTTTTCCCATTTATCCTCATCTTTAATATACATGATTTCTCTCTTCTTATCAGTACAGTGAACAGGTCTTTTATTAACATCCAATTCTTTAAGGTTTTTAACAATGATATTAGAGATTCCTTCAACATATCCTAACTCTCCGACCTTTTCTAAATCAGATAATTGTAATTTAATTGACTCTACAAAATCCATAATATTCATAGCATCTTTACATGTTTCATTAAGAAAAAAATTAAGATTAAATGATTTGTTATGAGAATTTGTATTAGTAATATTAGTGTTATGTGTTCCTGTTTTAATTACTTCCATCATGATATTTTGTGTAGATGTATTTTGAGCAATTATTATATTTTTAAATTCAGATGATTCTTTAATTAAGTCAGCATTTTGTTTAATAAGCATTAGAATTAATTGATCTTTATCAATAAATTCACTATTAATGTCTTCTTTTGTTTTACATTTTTTTGTATGCCTCCACAAACCAGCTCTATCATTAAAAGATTTATAACAATTATCGCAAAAAATTTTTTTTTCGTTTTTTTCGTTGTCGTTTGTTGTTAAAATGTTGTTTTTGTGTTTTTGGGTTAAAATATGTCTGTTAAAATCTGTTTTTTTACACGTAGTAAAGTCACAACTTTTACATTCATAAATTTTTTCGTTTTTTTTCGTTTTTTTTGTTGTCATTTACACTATAAAATAACAACAGAAAAAACTCCTAAATACTTTTTTAATTTATTTATATTTCAAAAAAAAAATTTTATCGTAACAAATTTAGAATTATTTTTTTGGTGACGAGACGCTAATTTTCAATTATGGTCACAGAATTGTATTTTTTGCCATAAAATATTCAAGATTTTCATTTTTGGACATTTATTTTTGTCCAATTTTCAAATCTATAAAAACTTTCCCATCATTTTTTTGCATTTAAATATAATAAATTGAAAAAGATACTTAAAGCCGAATTAAAAAGTTTTGAAATTTCCAATGTTAATTCATTTTACACCTTTTCTCATTTTATACGAGAACTTATAAATATTTTTCTTCATTTTTCGAGTGTTGGATACATATTTTTCTGGGCTTTCATAAGCATGCTAATTGTGTTTCTGTATTTTTCTTCTTCTATTTTCATAACGCGTAATTTAACAATTGCTTCTTTTATTTGTAAAAATCTATTATCGCCAAACAAACACATAAAAAAATCAATCTGTATTTTTGTAATAAATATATTACAAAAACTAAATAATATTTATACACATCTAATCATCGTCTAATGTTAAATTTACTACTTCTGATTCCTTACTTTTCACTTGTGTCAAAGGTAAATTCTTAATACATCCAGGACATTTATGGCTAACATCTTCGCGAGCAAAACCAGATACTGGATTCCACCAACAATTATGACATATACGATGTGCCGCAAATCCATTCTTTTTTAAACACTCTCTAGGTATTAATGTATTATTTTTATCTACTTCTCTTTCACACATACAGCAAGTTACTTTTTCATTTTCACCGCCTCTTTTGTATCTATTAATAGATTTTTTAATATATTTTTTTCTCTTAAGTGTTTTCTTCTTAATTCTTCTTCTATTTCTCTTTTGAGTTTTTTTTGACATATTATAAATTAAGTACATATAATTTATAATATTTATTGTATTTATTGTATTTATTGTATTTATTGTGATTTCTCCATTATTCGATATAATATATATACTCCTAATCCGGCTAAAGTAGCAAAATATAATTGATCAATGGAGTCATCGCTCATTACAAGAGAAGCATCAGCAGCAACACCAGTTTTAAATGCCTCTCTACATTTGTCTCCAGTAACAGGATTTTTTTTATTCGAAAAAATACAAGAATCCATATTCTGTATATCAGCTAATGTAACGTAATGAGATTCAGATGATTTATTATTGTTAATATCAATTGTTTGCATAGTTATTTCTTGACAAGGCGGGTTTGAACCGGAGAGAAAAGCCCGCATAATAGCAAATGGATTTAATACATTTAAGTTACCCATAGAGCCAGGAATTAATCCCTTAAATTCTGAAAAGTTTATACCAAGTCCATTAGATATAAATGGAATATTTCCTGAAGGAACATTATTAACATAAATAAATCTATCAGTTTGTTCACAAGTAGATTCATCATTAGGGTTAGAACATTTATCAATAGCAGCACATTTAGCTCCAGTTTTAAGGAAAAACTTGTTTCCTAAAGGTCCGCCAGTTGTTGATGCTTTACTGTCTCCAGTAACTAATAATTCAACATATTGTATTAATCCATCAATATTTTTTCCCATTTGTTGAAGGGTACCTTTATCACTCATTCCTATTTCATTTGGGGATTTGATATTTTTATAATAAGGGTATGTAGGTCCTAGCAACCTTTCTTCAACCCCCTTTGCGTCCTTTAATACTTCTTGGAACAAATTAGACATTATACTTAAAATATATAAATATATTTATTTAAAATTTAATACTATTCTGTTACAAAACCAATGGCTTCTACAGATTCACTATCTTATGAAGTTGTTGTTCCGGTAATATCTGGAGGAACGCCACCAGTCATTTGAGTAGCATAATCTTGTTGAGCTGTAACTAATCCATTTACTTGTTCTTCTAATGCATGAACATTTCCACTTAAATCTTGAACTTGTTTATACATACCTTGAACATCATTAATTCTTCCTTTTAAATATTCAATATTACCAGCATTTTGTTGAGCTAAAATTAGAGCATTTTCAGGATTATTTGTATTATATGATTGATAAGAAGTATTGTTATCAAGTCCCTCTATAATGTTATTTCCTAAAATTATTTGATAACTAATCAATATAAAAAAAAATATTATCAATATATTTACCAACATTAATATATTATAATATTATATTAGTTTTATTTTCTTTCATAATAATATACATGTCATCAGCAAGTAAACCATTAGGAATGAATTCTATGCCCGCTTCAGGATATAACCATAAAAGTGCTACTTACAATAAACAATATATTACATGGAAAGGAACTGGTATTAACAGTAATCCAGTAGGAAGTGCTTCCGGTCACATAAGACCTTTAACAAATAATGATCCTGGAAATGTCTTTCAAACAGGGTTTGGATTACCAAGACCAATCAAACATTTTAGAAAGGGTAGAGTTATTCCTCCTCATCATGTAACAAATATTAATGATTTAAATATAAATAACCCATATAGTGATAGAGAATTAACTATTGATGAAGCTGCTTTAATAAATTATAACATGAATAGGTTTGTAAAATCTAGTAAAGGAACTTCTCTCGGAGGTGGATTTGGAGGTTCTGGTTTATTAAATGATTTACAGGATAAACCAGGTTCTTTTATAGTTAAACAAAATCCTATTAGTGAAGTTGATGGTGTTTCTCAAATGAATGCTGATTGTAAAACATGCGAAGGTATTGGAATTGTTGCTAATTATTATCCAAATAACAATTATTTAACACAAAATCCTGAACCAAATACAACGAATATATCAAGTAATGCATTTTGTTGTAATGAGGAATATAAGGCAAAACGTAGGGCTATTTATGCGAGTACAAATTTAAAAAAAAATTATTATACAACTACCAAACAATACCTTCAAAATAGATGTAAAACTTATGATCAAAAAGCCTTCAATTTCTTATCATATAGAACAAATACTACCGGACCATATAATGATAACAATCCTTACTATGCTGTTCGTAATAGTGGTCCAACTGCAGGAAGCCCAGAAACCCAAACTGCTTCATTTTTAGAGTCTAACTTGTATTTTGCCAATTGCCAACCTGGTTCTCAAATATATGACGCAACTCAATCTGCACTTATCGGACAAATGCTTTCTATTATGGTAAATAATGGAATATTAGATGCAAGTGATGTGACAGCCTTTGTTGAGACTAAAATAAATTCAATCGAAGAATTTTATAATTGGTTAAACACATTGCCAGAACCCAAAAATACAGAAGCTATTCAAATATTTAACGCTTTTATTCGCAATCCTTATTGGGGTATGCCTCTTTCTGGGCCATCAAATCCCGCGGGTTGTCAATTAACTGTTTATAAACCAAATAATTATCAATATGCTCAACAAGGTGCTGTTTCAAGTTCAACTAGAAATCTTAAACTTAATGTTAATACAATATCAACAAATGCTGCTTCAATAAATAATTATAACAACACAGGAAATTTGGTTAGTGCTAATCAATTATATGCCGGCGTTAATCCTAACTTAATTAATTTACAGAAGAATAAAGCTCCTGGATGTAATAATCCGTGGCCTCTTAACTTCTCTCAATCTGGACTTTTTCAAAATAAAAAATTCTGTCACTACAGAAAACTACCGCAATATCAAGTTCCTGTTTCACAACAAAGTCCTTATCGTTACTTTATTTGACCTATAACTAGTTGAAATCATTTCTCTCAATCACCAAATATATATAATACAACAAACCCTTAAATATTAGAATACATTATTTACTATATTCTAACATTTTCAAATATCTATAAATTCTATAAATTCATTTGCTTCGTTTGATTCTATAATTTCGTTTGATTCTATAATTTCGTTTGATTCTTTTGATTCTATAATTTCGTTTGATTCTATAATTTCTTTTGTTTCTTTTGATTCTATAATTTCTTTTGTTTCTTTTGATTCGTTATTTATTTGTAAAAATATATTTATTTTTTCTAAAAATCTATTACACGGTATTTTATATTTTTCACACCAAGCAACCGATTTTTGTATATTAGATTTTTTAATTGTTTCTATTTTATCTTCCCTATTTTTATTTTTTAAAATATTTATTATTATGTCTAATGATTCAATTTGTTGTTGACCAATTATAATATTCATATCATCCATTTTCATTAGAAAATAATTTGGAATATCAAAATCTAAAATAGAAACAATATTTTTAGTTTCTAATTTTTTAAGAAATACAATTAACCTATAATAGTTACATTTATAGGATAGAGATTTGTTTTCACTTTTTTGAAAATTTTTACAAACAATATATTTATCAAATGAAGTTATATTACTTGTATTCGGTTTTAAAACATAAACCTTTTCATATAAGGACGATAAAATATATAAAATGTCTACAACCGGTTTATGAAAAATGTGATCTAATTTAATAACACAACTCCCTCCATCTTCTTGATTCTTAAAAATAAGCATTAGACATTCAATTAATTTAGTAACATAATTTTTAAAATTTGTTGTATCAGTTTCAACAAATAAAAAATGAAATTTATTATCTTTTATAGAATTCATATTATCTTCATTAATTTCATCATAATAAAAAATTTCATCATTAAAATTTTCTCGTAACATTTCAAAACATTCTATTGTATCATTATAATTTGATGTAAAATGTAAAGTTTTAACATTTTGATTTTTAAAAGATTCAAAAATATTAATCGTTGTTGAAATTTCTAAAAAATCATAAAATACATTTGATTTAAGTTTCAATTTACTAACAGACAAATTTGTTCCAGGAACATTAGAAAAAATGTATTCATAAGGATTTACAACTTTAATTAATTCATCAAAGCAATTGTTTGACGTATCATTTTCACTCAAACAAATATTTTCAATTTCATTTCTAGTTTGATTGTAATAATAATAAAGACTATGTGATATATACGGTTTTAATAAGTCGTCATAACTATCAATAGGATTAACATTTATAATATTATTATTTTTAGGTAATATATAATAACTCATTGGTTTACTATTATATATTATAAAATTTATTTAAGTCTATTATTTGTTTATTATAGATTATTTATCTTCATCATCGCTTTCTATAATTAATAGTTTTTTAGATGCTTTAGATTTTACTTCTTTTGCTTTTTTTGTTACTTTTTCCTTTTCTAAAACAGGTTTTGGTTCATCTACAGCTTCTGTGGCAGCAATAAGCAATAATTTTTTACTTAATTTTCTAACCTTAGGTTTATTCTTAGTTACTTCTTCTTTAGCAACCAATTGTGCATGTTTTGTTTCCATCGTATCTCGGATTGCCTCAGTTTCATTATATTCACCAAGTTCAAGTTCAATTGATTCTGTATTTACAGTTCTTATCTTTTTATAAACAAAGTATCTATTCAAGAATGAAATTTTCTTTTCAATACTGCTCATGTTAGGTGCTTGATCATAGTCCTTAGCTTTAAATTTGTTCTTGGCGATTTCATCTAACATATTAATAAATAATTCGCTAAATAATCCAGAACCTTCTGGGAGACCAAAATCTTGAGCTTCTTCGCGACTGATGACTTCAAATCCATAAGCACTCATGATGCGGTCGAGATAATCAAAATTAATTAAATATTCTGATATAACTTGGTTTATTGATTCTTGGTATACATCAATTTGATATCCAATTGAACTTGAATTGTCCTCAAATGAGTCAGCGCCATAACTTTTTGTAATTTCCCAAATTTTCTTTCCATCTTCAACAATTTTAATTGAATCGCCTGTCTTAACCTTTTTAAGTTCATTAAATACTAATTTACCATCATAAGCGGTGCCAATAAAGTAACCGTTTTGTTTAGTACATTCAGCAATATTTTTCATAAATCCTTTCAATGTATCAGGATTTTTAAAGAAATAGTGGATTGCGAATTGACATGATGATACATTAAATCCTTCAATACCCTTACCATATTGTCTAGCAACCCCTTTACCAATTTTATCAGCATCTTTAGGTCCATTACCAAACACGGCAGATGTAATTTGTTTAGCCTTTTCATTTAACATAGCACTGCCATTTTTAATATTAAACGCACTATTTCCATTTACAAACAAAGCATATGGAATATTTTTACTAGTTTTTTTCATTTTCAAAAATCTCGCACATGCTCCGTCGAGACGATTTTCTAAGTTATCTTTTGAAATGTCTATGCCAAATACAAATGATAATTTTGAACTAATCCACTTAGGCAAGTCTCCGGCTTTTCCACAAGCAAAATCAATTAAAGTGTCACCTTGTTTTGTTGTTCCTGTAATAAGTCTCTTTTTTACATATAAATTATGAAAATCTTTCATGCATTCAGTTTTAAATTTCCCAGCGGATGTATTGTAATATTTATCTTCACTAATGCTGATACTTGGAATACCCAATCCTGTGCGTAACATATCTTCTTCTATTCTTCCTGATGGATGAATAGATTTCCAATTTTCATTACAAACTTTATAAGCATTACCGTATTCCTTTTCACCGCGTCTCATTTTAGTTGTTTTATCATATCTAACTCTTAAAGGAACCCATCTCCAACCCTCCTCTTTTGATAAATCGTATCTAAATTCAACAATTGTATTATCCTCAAATACTTCATTTTCTTCTGAAAACATTTTTTTGCCTCCAGAACCATCCATTCTAAGCATAATATTACACAAACCGGCATTAGGATCATAAGGTTCAGTCGGATAAAATCTCATAGGAACATAATCATTATCCTGTCTGTCTTCAAAACGATTACTAAACTCAGGAAGCTTATCATCAATAATATCTTGACAAGGATTTATAAATCCATCTTTACTTTCTTTAAAACCACACCTTAACTCAATAGATTTATATTCGTTATATTGAACTACAGATAAATTATTTTGACCATCTTCATATAATGATTTAATAACGTCATCACCATTTCTTCCTTTTATAGTTGTTACTAAGAAATCAATTGTATTGTATTGAGGCGGTTTCCATTTGAATGAATTTTCCCAAGTAATTTTGTTTTTAGGACCTGCTTTTCCAATTTGATTAGATCCAACTCCATAAAATGCTTGTGTAAAGATTAATCCATCTGTTTCATATTCAAATCTACCTTCTTTAACTTTTTTAAGAATAGTATCACACCCTTCAAAGATTGATTGTTTATTGCTATTAGGAAAGAATTCTTTTACTGAAAATCTTATAGGTGATACAAATTTATGTATATTTTTATATAAAGTAATTGTTTCTTTTAACGATTTATTTTCATGTTTTTCTGTCTCGCCTGTTTTCATAATTGATATGGCATTTAAATTCTTTTCAAAATATTTTAAAAGATTATAACGCGCTTTAAACGGATCGTCATCCGTTAATATTTCCATAAATGAATATGCTCGAATATCTTCTTTTTTAACATAATAAATATCAAATGCTGCGTATAAATTAATAAATTTACCCTTTTTATCATGTGCAATCAATTCGCCGTCAAGTAATGAATTAAAACATTCATGATTTTGTGTTTTAGCTCCTGTAAATATAACATCCATATTTGTGTTAATAAGATATATTTTACCCTCATTTGAGATATACATTAAATGACGTTCTCCATCAGCTTTTTCTGTTACAACAAAATCTTTTCTAATGTTGGGTTCATTGGAGTTTTCATCAACTTGTGCTATATTTAAAATTTGTAATGTAATTGAATTAGGACCAATAAAATTTTTACTCGAAACATATTTACTTGAGTCATGTTCATCCTTCCAAATTAATTTCATATATGATTCAATAACAGATTTTTGTTCTGGATATGAAATTGGAAAATTAGTTCCTTGAAGACCACTTAATACAGTTTTAATTACTTTTCTCAATCCATCAACAATAGTTTCAGAACTATTGAAATTTGTGGCAGGACCAACGTGAAGATTATTAACTTCAATTTCAATTTCATAAAGTTCTTGGTTATTTAATACATTTGATTCTTCTAATGTATACACTCGAATCATTTGTCCACGATTCTCACGTCCAAATTTATCAGGAGACCTATTAGCATATTTTACAATACTTAAATCGATAATAAATGGATGGTCTGGATGATTAAATGAAACGCGATTCATATAACGAAATTCTTTTTTTGATTTTTTCCAATTATCTACTATAAAATTTTTAACACCTTGTTTTATTTTTTCTTCTGTTTGGTATGAAACTCTAAAGTTAAAATCATCAAAATCAACTGGATATATTTTTTGTTTATCAATTATTGCTGGTTTTTTATGAATAAAATTAACATTATACTTAGCATCATTAACTAATGCTTTTATATCATTTGTTTCACAAAATTTTTGTATATTGTGTAGTCCATTAATTTCTGTTCTAACATCAGATAATTTAAATCTACCAGTTACACTATCTAGAAATTCACAATTAACGCGCAAACTATAAACTCCGGCACTATCTCCAATAATATTAAAACCAGAAGATTTTAGTTTTCGAATAACATTATCATAATCATTTCGATTTAATGGTTTTATTCCTTTAGTTCCAAATCTTACTTCTAATTCCTGATTTATTAATCCTTTATTAAATGGATTTTGACTATAATATACCTTAACTAAATCGTTAAACCGTTGTTGTTGGGATTTTTGACTAGGTTTTTTTGACATATCAGGTTCGTCATCTTCATGTAATAGTTCTTTTGGAACATTTGAAAATGCTTCTTTTTCTTCGCTAATAACTTTATTTCCGGCATTATCTAATTCTACCAATATTTTTTCACAATTTGTTCCACAAGAAGATATGGAAATATTAGTGTAATTTAATGTATTTAAACCATTATTTTTCCAGGTTGTGTCATGTTTAGCAAGAGCTTCAATTTTTTGCATAAATTTAAGGTCATTTTCTCTTAAATAATCTAATTTTTGCTCAAGTGTTAATTCTTCCAAATCACGAATTGAACCTTTTTTAGACTTTAAAATATTATAGAATTTCACAGTTCTTTTGTATAACTCATCATCTTCTCCGCCCCATCCCCAGAAATCATTCGGATAACCATTTATACGCTCAAACATTTTTTTATTAAATACAACAATTCCGCCAAAATATTTTTGATTACTACCATATCTATCCCATACTGCTGCAATATGTACTGGTCCTATTTCAGGAATATTTTCATAATATTCCTTTAACTCATCTGATGGTAAAAGGTCGGCATCATGAAAGATAAAATTGTTATACCCTTCTTTTACAGCATATTCAAATCCAATATTTAAGAGTTGCCCACGATTAAATTTACGTTGGTCATTGCTTTGTTCAACAACAAATATTTTATATTCATCGTCTTTTAAATAAGATTTAAAATATTCTACTAACGTATTTAGTTGTTTTGTGCGTTTTTTTTCGGATTCTTGGTCTCTAAATGGGACAATAATTGCGATTTTTACATCTTTTTGTGATTCTGAATGTATTTTTGGTTCAAAACTTTTTTCTTCGCGAGACGATTCATTCGATGCCTTTTGAATTTTTGAATCATTGTTATCAATATCTTTTTTATCAGATTTATCATCAGATTTTTTATCAGATTTATCTGAATGAGAAGATTTGGTAGGTTTATTCTTTGTTTTACTATCGAGACTTTTAATTAATTTGTTAAATTCTGGAACACCATACTCAATTGATTCGAGGTCCCCTTCTAAAACAGAAACGATTGATTTATCGATAGCACTCATTGTTATATATATATTAAAACATATTTTTAAATAGTTGTTCAATTTTTTTTATTTAAAAATACTGAATAATTGATTCATATAATTCTTTCTTTGATTTTTGTTTACCTGTTATATTATTAAAAATGTCAATAACTAATTTATTACATATATCAACTAATTCATTTAATTTGTAAGATGATAATGCTTTAATGGGTTTGTCAATTGTCTCTAATTTAAAAAATTTGTTCCTAATGTTAGTTATAGATTCGTCTGTTCCCATTTCAAAACCATATTTATTATTATATTTTGATTGTGATTTTATTTCATGCACTATATAAAGTTTATCAGAATCGTTCGTCATCATTTCATAATATGTATTTTTTTTTACAAAAATTATATTTATATTTTCAATAGCACATAATGTTAAAAATGATTTGTCATTTAAGTTATTATCATTTGCTAAATTGCTTTCAAGATTAGATATAGTATCAAATTTATACATTTTAACAATGTCTTTATGTTTTCTAATTGTATCAACTAAATCTATTTTCATTTGCTTTGCTTGCAGACTATTTTTATTATTAAGAGTTTCATATTTAATATCTCCATTTTTTATTATATAAAAACACCAAAATAGCGAGTCTTGTTGATTCGGTATAAATATTTGGGGTCTTGTATTATTACTATGTTTTATACTTTTAATATCTTTAGGGGTTGATTCTATTTTCAATTTTAAAGATTTAATCATATTGTCTTCGTATAACATATAATCTTGTAAATCACTTAATACATCATTATATTGGTTAGAATTAGTATTCATCTTACTTACTACTTAGATTAATATCTTTAATATCTTTTGAAAAATATGTATTTTTATAGTCTTCTTTTTGTTGTTCAATACTATTTAACGTTTGCTCTTGTGTGTTAACATATTTAATATAACCATTGATTTTGTTTAAAATATCCGCAGGTAATTCCGATAAATTAATATGAATACCATATTTATTTTCATTTAACATTACTTCGTTATGCTTTGATAATAACCTAAGTACTTCAATTTGATTGAATTTGTTCATGTTTTCAATTGTCACTCGAATATAATTTAATTCGCTTACAGAAAAATTATTAACATCATTAGTAGATAGAATGGCTTCCATGTTCTTACTAAATTATATAATATTGTTTTTAATATAATTTCTATTTAAATAAATTGTTATAAATTAATAAAATGGAAGATGGTATAGATAGAAACGCGTCGTTTTACAATTATAACGAAAAACTAGAAAATAATTTGTATGTTTGTATACCAATAGAAAGTAATTATGAATTGATAATAACGTATAGTAAACAAAAAGCTATTGACATTGATAAAGAAAAAAAACATATAGTAAAGATATTTACAAATATTAATGATTTATACGTCGAGAACGAATATTTACATTTTTAATCTTCAATTATAATTTTAGGTTTTGCTGGTATTTTCGGCTTTTGTTGAGTAAAATCCTGTTTTTCCTTAATAAGCTCGCCAATAATTGAGATGTATTTATCGTTAAGTTCAAATCGTTGTCCAATAACTCTAACATTAATTTTATCTCCTTCTTGAATTTCACTAAAATGGTGAACATTAAAATGGTGATCTTTTGCTATAAATACTATAATAGGAGACGGTACATCATTTGCGCTTTCAGCTCTAATACCCGCTTTAGTAATATTTTTAGCAACACATGATATTATCATACCCTCTACTGGAAAGCAAACATCGCATTCAAATACTACTTCAAAAGAAATAATATTTCCTTTTTCAATAATCCCACTAGAATATGTAATAATTTTACATGAATTATATTTAATATACCCCTCTACAACACACTTTCCTTCAAAATTAGCTTTAATATTTTCTTCAATAACTTCTTGTAAATTTTTACCAATTGTAGTTATAGGTAAAACAATTTTTCTAGTAATCAAACATCTAGAGTAAACAGATTGAATTCTAGTTTCTCTGCGTTTTTTTTGTTGTGTTTGTTTAGCTACGGGTTCCATTATTATATTATATACATATTATCTTTTAATTATATTTTCTTTCAATTTTATTTATAAAATATAATTTAACTAAGCAAAAACTGTATAAAATTTGTGCCATATTGCCATTTCAGGAGTAATGAACCACAACTTATCTTCTTTCTTAATTGTGTTAAAATATCTTAAAATAAATTCTTGAAACACACATAGTTCAATATGACCAACTGCTTCTCTAATAACATTTCCATCACTATCTTTTTCTACTTTGGTGTTTTCATTTGTATATTTATTTTCACCTATAATTTCATTTATTTTTTGTAACGTTTTAACTTTACCAGCTTCATCACATCTAGCACCTGTATCACGTTTTGATAACATATCTTTAGTTTTAAATACAAGATATTTATTCTTCTTTTCATAACCAATAAATCCTACAATTCTATTATAGTCTTCTAGTTTCATTGTTAAAAATTCTTTTGTTTCCTTTGAAGATGCCATTTCTCTCTGGTCTTCTGGTTCGGCTTCAACCCATTTGTTAGATCTATTTAATATCATTATCATTCTTTTATTTAGTTTATACATTATAAATGCTGTGAAATGTTTAGTTTTAATACTATTTAATTCAAAATATTCTTTAGCAAACCATTCAAATGAATTTTTATTTATACTTTCTAATGAGTATAGGTAATTCATAATATTTAATTTTTCTTCAAATAAAAGAACTTCTATCATATGGGCAACAAGATAACTAATAATATATTCTTTTGATTCTGGATATTCTTTTGACATTTTTTTCATAACAATTCCACAATGTTTGTACCAGTTATCGTCACCTCTAGGAACTTTATTTTGTTTTGTAAAATCTCTACTAATATCGAAGTTAACTTTCATTTCATTAATTAATCTATTTCCTTCAGGAAAAGAAACTTCATCCTCTTCTTCGATAATTTTATCAAGATTTCTCTTATCAATAACAGACTTTACAATATTTTGTTTAATCTCAAAATTTATCATTTCGTGTTTATAATCAATAGGAGTAGATCTATCAAATATTGAAGCATTTTTATCTCTCAATTCAAGAGGTTGAAATAAGTAATATTCTCCAATATTAACTAATCTTCCATTTCTACCATATTTATCCGTAATAAATTCACTTTCATCTTCAATTAATTGTGTTAATGCTGAATAAATCTGAACATAAGGATATTCTTTTGGTGTTCTAATTGAACGAATTAATACATCTTTTTTATAAAAGTAACTTTCTTTCATCAGCATTCTAATACGCTGTAGAATTTTTTCAGAATTAATTATAATAAAACTCTCATTATATGTATCTTCATTTAAATTTTCAATGTCTATATCTTTATCAGGACTACAACCGTAATCACATTTAGCCATATAATCACATGCTGGAGAGAATGGAGCATCTCCTATTTTAAAATCTGAAATAACCATTCCATTTGATAGAATTTGTTTTATTGGTTCTTTTAATTTATTACTAAAATTATCTTGAGTGAATTCTGTTTGACCATGATTAATAATACAATCAACGGCTGATTCCTTTAAAACTCTGGTAACTTTTCCAATTTGAATAGCCTTATATTCAGCAACACGATAAACATATAAATCAGCCGCTTCCTCTTTGTTATCCCCAAGAATTGTTCCATACATAAAAATCTCAACATTTCTTTTTTCAAATGGCAAATCCTTATGAGAAAAATTACGAACAGCACGACCAATAATTTGCTCAATACGGTTCATGTTATACCATGGTTCTAATATATGAACTTGGCGAATAAACTTAAGATCAATACCTTCTGAACCAGCTTTTGAAATTAAAACAACTTTGACTTTGTGTCCATCCTTGTTATCTTCTCCTGTTAGTCCTTTTACTTCAAAATCATTATTTGGAGACAATCTTGTTTCACCAGTAATCATAGCATAACGAGCAGGCATAAACTTTTTCTTATCTTGTGGCGGTTCCATTGTTGTAACATCTACAACTTCACTGGGTTTATTTTTAAATAATGGTTTCATGTTTTGACCATATCTTGTAAATCCCATTTCTTCTAATGCTAATGCCATCGGTATTAAACCACTGTCAATATATTGAGAATAAATAAGAATAATACCTTCTGATACCTTACCAGTTTCAGGATTAACAATATTATCTAAAATAGTTTTAATTTTAGAACTATAATTACCAATGTGCTCGCGAGAGAATATCTTACCATAATCGTCTAATGTGCTTTTCTTATATTCAAAGTCTCCCTTAACAGGTGGCGATTTTTCATCAATATAATTCATCATTCTCTCTAATCCAATTTTACCAGTTAGTTGATGTGGGTCAATATAATGACCTTTTCCACCTTTTGATTCTGAATTATTAGTAGAACTAGAATAATTAATAATTATTGGTTTTTTTGTTTTTAAATTTGTAATAATTTCTTCAGATTCTGATTCTATTTCTTCTGGTTCTTCAGATTCTTTTCTCTCAGATGATGAACTCACAACAATAAATTTTTTTTTGGGAAGTACTTTTATAGGTCCAGGGGCTTCTTCATCTTCATCTTCTTCATTTTCATTTGTTGATGAAAAACTTTTAGCAAATTCTTGTGATATTTTTTCAGGAGACATTTCATCAATTGCTGATTTTAATCCTTGAATAGGATAAGAAATAATAAGTGATTCAAGTGGAGTTTGTAACAAGGTATAACCAAATGATTCCATATTTTCAAAGCTTGGCATATCTCTAACTATACCTGTTTTTGTAGTTATAGAAAATTTCTTTTTTCTTAAATTGTAAATTATATACTTATAAACACAGAACTGACATTTTCCGCAATTTTTACATTCACCAATTTTTGTTAAATATAAACTTAAAACACTTTTAACACCTTCTGGTTTATCTTCATGTTTAATTGGATTTAAATTCATTTGATATAATGGATATTTGTATACTTCAAATGTATTTTTTTTAGCAAAATCCTTTGGATAAACTCTATAAGGAAATGTGTATGGATTTTCACCCCTAACAAACGAAATATAGCCTGTTGCCTTTCTTTTAAGAACATCTTCTCCACCATCCTTAAAATCACCATTCTTTTTAAATATATCTCGCACATCAACTCTAGATCTTCTATCATTTGTATTCATTAAATTAAGAAGCCAAATCATTTCCTTATAACTATTATACATTGGGGTAGCAGAGAGAAGCAAAAATCTCATATTTAAAGCAGATTTTATGAGTAATTCAAGATTAATAGCTACCTTTTTATTTTCATTATCATTGGTTTTACGAATATTATGAACTTCATCAATAACAATTAATCTACTGTCAAATTCATTTCGAAGACGTTTAATAATTCTACTATTAAGTTTTATTTTAACATCTTTAACCATTTGAATTTTTAATTTATCTTTCTTTTTTATTTCTTCATCCTTTTTATATTTCTGTTTTTCAACTTCTTCGTTATAGTTCATAGTTTTAATAATGTAGTTTGCGAATTGAACATAACCTAAAAATATATAATAATTATTAATTAAATTTTTAATTTGACTTACAACTTTATCTTTAGTCATTCCCTTCAGGTTCATAGGATTTATCTCTTTTAACAATTTATTTCCGGTACATGCTCTAATGTTCCATAATCCATCGATTAACTTCAATTTTCTCTCGTCAAATAATTGTAACTTAAAATTATCTTGAACATTTTCAGAAGCAACAATAATAATTCTTTTTGTTATACCCGTTTGTTTCATATAATCTCTCATTTCCTCACAAACTCCAATTGCGCTACATGTTTTTCCTGAACCTAAGCCATGATATAAGAGTAAACTGCTATATGGTGTTTGAAATGATAAAAAATTTTTAACAAATGCTTGATGAGGCTGTAATTCAAAATCTGCTTTTGCTAAAGCATTAGCATGTTCTTTAATATTTTCATGAATAGTACCATCATATCTAGTATCATTAAATTCTTGTTTATTTGCTATTTTAATATTAAAATCTCTATCATTTAAATTAGGATATAAATATTGATTCTCATCTTCATTTTCTAAAAGAGCATCTCGTTCAATTAATTCTTTTTTAAATAAAAATTTGTTACATTCTTTTGAATAGTAGTTTTCATCATGACAATCCAACCTTTTAAATTCTTCTTCAAGATTATCAGAAATTTTTAAACTATTAGATGAAGAACTAGTAGATAAAGACGATGGTATAGGTGATGATGATGTTGGTATAGGTGATGATGATGTTGGTATAGGTGATGATGATGTTGGTATAGGTGATGATGATGAAGGGACATCACTTTGTTGTTCACTTGGCACCGATAAGTCACCATCATTCTCAGGTTTTACACTAAATTCAGAGTCATGAGATAATTCTAATAAAGGTTTCTTTTTTTGTGAATTTTCTGTCATATTACTATATATTATGAATATAATCTATATTCTTGTAACACTTTATTAATATTAATAATTACCTTCTTTTTTTCTAAATTATATGGTCTTATATCTTCTAAACATTTATCTAATGTTTTCCATTCTATCTTACTTACCTCTGTAACTTGAAAATTATTCAAATATTCTTCAGTTTCATTCATATAAGCCAAAAAATATTTATGTTTATAACACTTATGGTTTGTTCCAATAAATATTTCTTCAAATGGTAATACATTTTCAATAATACTAATTTTATTTGACAATATACCAGTTTCTTCCTCAAATTCTCTCAAAGCACATTCTAAATCTTTTTCCTTAAAGTTTCGCCTACCTTTTGGAAATTCCCATTCAGTTTCTTCCCATTTTGTATTACTCTTATTAATTAACATTTTTAAATTTATTAATTCGTTATTTACAATGACACCATTTCTAATTAGTTCCATTTTTTTACGTGATATTTGTTCTTCATTTTTATGCTGACTATTTACACTATCGCACCACATTTCGCACCATAATGTATCAAATGGTTGTGTCAATATTTTTTCTTTTTCTGACATTGACATTTCATTTATTATATTTTGGATTTGAAAAATATTATAAGGCGAATATTTACCTCTAATAAAATCTATATAACCAAAACTATCCTTACGTCGAATCATAAGATATTGAATACCTATCGAACTTGACTTAAAAACAATCACACCATAACTTGTTATTGGTAATTTACATTGATGAAATAAATGTCCTTGTTTACCACAATTATTACATGTATTTGTATTTCTATTCATAATACTATTTATAAAGAGATACGTTTAAATATTATTCAGTAATTATTTTAAAGCATTATATTATAAATGCCTGGTTCTAAATTATTTAACTTAGGATTTAACCAAAAAAAATTTGGTGGTAATAATAAAATTGCTGGAGTTTCAATTAATTTAGGAAACACTAAGGGTAGAGGGTCTTCGACTAGAATGTTTAATTATTGTAATCAACACTCGGCAAATCCGTTTGAATGCATTAATCAGTTTATAAATATCACACCATTACCTCTACTATCACCTTCACCATTATGTGAATACACGTTTTCTGGGAATGGCGATTTAACTCAAGAAAAGGTTAATTCTTATTTTTTAAATGGAGGAACGGCACAAAAGATTTGTATAGAAGGTTACGAAACTATTGGTAGAATTGCATTTCAAAATAATTCTCAAATTACATCAATAACAATTGGTGAAAGTGTTACTAGTATTGGTAGTTATGCGTTCGACAATTGTTCCAGCTTGTCATCAATAACATTTGGTGAAAATGTTACTAGTATTGTTAGTTATGCGTTCTACAGGTGTTCCATGTTGTCATCAATAATAATACCAACTTCAGTTACTAGTATTAGTGATAACACATTCGAACTTTGTACCAGCTTGTCATCAATAACATTTGGTGAAAATGTTACTAGTATTGGTATTTATGCGTTCAGCGGTTGTTCCATGTTGTCATCAATAAAAATACCAGATTCAGTTACTAGTATTGGTATAGCGGCATTCTTCAAGTGTTCCAGCTTGTCATCAATAACATTTGGTGAAAATGTTACTAGTATTGGTAGTTATGCGTTCAACAGGTGTTCCATGTTGTCATCAATAATAATACCAACTTCAGTTACTAGTATTGGTGAAGCCACATTCTACGAGTGTTCCGGCTTGTCATCAATAACATTTGGTGAAAATGTTACTAGTATTGATAGGTATGCGTTCTACAGGTGTTCCATGTTGTCATCAATAATAATACCAGATTCAGTTACTAGTATTGGTATAGCGGCATTCTACGAGTGTTCCAGCTTGTCATCAATAACATTTGGTGAAAATGTTACTAGTATTGATACTTCTGCGTTCTACAAGTGTTCCATGTTGTCATCAATAATAATACCAGATTCAGTTACTAGTATTGGTATAGATGCATTCTACGAGTGTTCCAGCTTGTCATCAATAACATTTGGTGAAAATGTTACTAGTATTGGTATTTATGCGTTCAGCGGTTGTTCCATGTTGTCATCAATAAAAATACCAACTTCAGTTACTAGTATTAGTGAAGGCACATTCTACGAGTGTTCCAGCTTGTCATCAATAACATTTGGTGAAAATGTTACTAGTATTGGTAGTTATGCGTTCAGCAATTGTTCCATGTTGTCATCAATAATAATACCAGATTCAGTTACTAGTATTGGTGAAGAGGCATTCAACAGTTGTACCAGCTTGTTATCAATAACATTTGGTGAAAATGTTACTAGTATTGGTAGTTATGCGTTCATCAGTTGTTCCATGTTGTCATCAATAATAATACCAACTTCAGTTACTAGTATTGGTGAAGGCACATTCTACGATTGTTCCAGCTTGTCATCAATAACATTTGGTGAAAATGTTACTAGTATTGGTAGTTATGCGTTCTACAGGTGTTCCGGCTTGTCATCAATAATAATACCAACTTCAGTTACTAGTATTGGTGAAGATGCATTCTTAAACTCTGGTTTGACAACTGTTACTATAGCAAATGGGCAATTAAATATATCTTCGCCTGAAGAGGATGTTGATTTTTTTGGAACAACAGTTGAAACCGTTCTTCCTTAAAAACATATGTAATAATAAAATTAGTAGATTTATATTTTAATATAACTAATTGTAGTATAGTTTAATAATTAATATTTTTATAACAGAAAATATTAATGCCGACATTATATTTAGATCCGAAAGTATGGGGTCCTCATTATTGGTTTTTTTTACATACATTAGCAATGACATATCCTCATCATCCAAATACGGTAACCAAAAAAAAATATTATGAATTTGTTCAGAATTTGCCGTTGTTTTTACCAGTTGAAGACATTTCAGGAGAATTTAGTAAACTAATTGATAAATATCCAGTAACACCATATTTAGACAATAGAGATTCATTTGTTCGTTGGATGCATTTCATTCATAATAAAATTAACGAGAAGTTGGAAAAACCGCAAATTACTCTTAATGAATTTTTTGTTAAATATTATGATGAATATAAAACACAAGATGAAAAATTAGACTATTATTATAAAGTTAGAGAGAAAATAATATATTTGGCAATAATTATAGGCATTTCAGGAGCAATATACTATTTATATGATAAATAAGATATTTATTATTGTATATATATATTATATATAATGAAAAATATTGGGGGAAAAGTATTAGCGTCCGGTGGGTTTGGATGTGTATTTAGTCCTGAGTTAAAATGTCAAGGAGAATCAAAGAGAACAAAAGGAAAAATATCAAAACTAATGTCTGAAAAACATGCTACTGAAGAATATGAAGAAATTGTTTCAATTAAAACTAAACTAGATAAAATTAAAAACTATAAAGATTATTTTTTAATATATGATGCCACATTATGTAAACCAGCTACACTAACTAAGACGGATTTAGCAGAATTTTCTAAATGTACAGCACTGCCAAAGGATAATATAACAAGATCAAATATAAATTCTAATCTAGATAAACTAATGTTATTAAATATTCCTGAGGGAGGTTTGCCGGTAGATGATTATATTTATGATAACGGTTCATTCGAAAAGTTATATGAAATACATACAAGTTTAGTTAGATTATTTAAAAAAGGTATTGTTCCAATGAATAGGAACAATATATATCATTGTGATATAAAAGATTCAAATGTTTTATTAGATGATACATCAAGAGTTTTAACTGCAAGACTAATTGATTGGGGTTTAACAACAGAATATGTTCCATTTGAAAATAATCCATTTCCAAAAACATGGAGAAATAGACCGTTTCAATTTAATGTTCCTTTCTCAGTAATAATATTTTCAGATTCATTTGTAGAAAAATATACAAAATATTTAGAAGACGGCGGTCTTCCAGAAGAAGCGTCGTTAAAACCATTTGTTATTGACTATATTAATTTTTGGATGAAAGAAAGAGGCGCAGGGCATTACAAATTTATAAATGAAATTATGTATACTCTTTTCAGTAACAGTTTAACTTCAATATCAGAAAGAAGTAAACCCCAGGTTATTGAAACAGAAATAACAATGGATTATATTATAGATTATATAGTTGATGTTTTGGTTCATTTTACTAGATTTCGTGCTGACGGAACATTAAATTTGAGGGAATATTTAGATACCATTTTTATACAGATTGTTGATGTATGGGGGTTTATTTCAGTATATTACCCGATGATTGAATTGTTAGGTAATAACTATTCAAAAATGTCAAAAGAAGAATTAACAATATTTAATCAACTTCAGTTTATATTTGTCGAGTATTTATATAATCCTAGACACGAGCCTATCGATATGAATATGTTATATTCCGATTTGAATATTTTGGGTAATTTAATACATATTAAATTAAGAGGTAAAAAGAAAAAATCATCAATATCAGAATCATCATCAGTAAAATCATTCAAAAAATCTTCGTTAATCAAAATGTCTGATAGAGGTTTTGGAATTAATAAAACTAGAAAAAATAAAGGAGAAAAAACAATTATTTCGTTTAAACGCAAACCTCAAAAAAAAAGATTTAAGAACCCAGTATTTTTATCAATAAAATAAAAATATCGTATTAATATATAAAAATGGAAAAAAATTTTAGTAAACTTTGTACTCCAGCCAAGATTTATTTTGGTATAGCGGTTATTTCCACAATTATTGCACTTTTTAACGGCGTATCATTGATGTTATCGTTTTCACAAATTTTCTTTGCGTTTATATGGACATTTATACTAGGGTGGTTATGTAATAAAGGTTATTCTTCTATTTCTTGGTTCTTAGTTTTATTACCTTATATTGTAATTATTTTAGCAATGTTTAAAATTGCTGAAATAACGCAACATAAGAATATAATGAAAGCTCTTCGATTACAAGGTGCTTATGGTAAAGAACCTTTCGACCAAAGACCAAATAGCAACCAATCAAATTTAAATCCTCAAATTAGTCAACTAAAGCAAAAGAAAAATAATTAAATAATAATAAAATATAAAATATAAAATATGTTAAAACGACTATCGTCATTTAGATAAGCATCATAAATATTAATTGGTTCTTCATGACCAGCATTATATATTGTTTATATTATTTATATTATTATTTTATAATATATATAATGAGATTAGAAATATTTGTATTAGGATTAACAACCTTTTTTGTATACAATGCGTATACAGATGGCAAATACACAAAAATATTATTATCATTTAAAAAATACTATAAAATGATATTCTATGTTCTTTTAGGTCTAGGAATTTATGTATTATTAAAACGAAACCCGAATCAAGGAAGAAATATGTTGTTATATGCGAATAATGTTGTGAAATTTATGCCAATAGATAAAAATTCAATGGACATGTTAAGTCCCATAATTGATTTTACATCAATAAATGAAGATAGTAGTTTTATGGAATCCGTTAATGGTATTTATTCAAATGCGGGGTTTTCTGGAGAGAAAAGAATGTTAAATTCTGGAAAAAATGGAACCAAACGTTCTGTAAGTGAAACCAAGAAAAAATATGTTGCTTCAAATCAAAATTGGAAATGTGGAAATTGTCAAGCACAATTAGACCATACCTTTGAAATTGACCATAAAGTAAGACTAGAATATGGAGGCGGAAATGATGTTCAGAATTTAATAGCATTATGTCGCAATTGTCATGGCAGAAAGACTGCTAGTGAAAATATGTAATATGTATTTAAGAACATTTAATAATAATAAACACTAAATAATATTGTATTATTTAACACTAAATAATATTGTATTATAATAATATATGGATAATCCTGCTACAACAAATGAAAATATTATACCTGAATTTAAAAAAAATAGCGTAATATATCCAATTATGTTTATGCTTTTGCTCTTAGTTATTGTTATGTTTTGTATATTCTTTAAAGTTAAATTACCTGGTAAATCACGTACAAAATCACAAGAAGAAGTAATTGCTGATGTATTTATAATTTTATTTTTTTGTTTACTTGTATTTGGTATTTGTATAGCATTGTTACCAAATTTTAAAGATATAAAAAAATTATTTGAACAAATAAGTAGTGTTACTTATGTAATTATTTACACAATATTTTTAATTTTATTCTTTACATTAGTGCCAAATGATACTATTAATAAATACGGTTTAATAATAACTATTACAACAATGGTATTAGGGTCTTTAATGTTTTATAAAGGTTTAAATAATAATTATATTACAGAATTTAATCTTAATTACGAAAGAATTAAAACAATGATATTATTTTTTTGTTTAATAACCATTTTTATTATTTATTATAATACAGACCCTGGCGGTTATATTGAAAAATATTTTGGTTATTCATTATTATTAACAATTATTATTTCTGTATTTGCTTTTTTATATTTAGTTATTGTTTTAACATTAACTGATACTAAAAATACAAAAGCTACAAATATATTAGAGAATTTTTCAAAAGTCTCATCATATGGAAGTATAGCATTTTTAGTTTTCATTGCTATAATGACAATTTTAATTTCAACATATCCAGGAGGATTTTTTAATGATAAAGCTACATCTGCTGCGGTTATGATTTTACTACTAATAATATGTATTATATCGGGTATTATATTAGGTGCCAATACATTTCCCGAAATATTTAATAACTCGCCGTTAAATGATAAAATGAATTTATTTAAACGTTCATTGTTAGCATTATTTGGGCTTGTTATTTCTAGTTTACTTATTTTTTGGTTAGTTTATAATATTCAAAATTTGTCAGGGAAAACAGGAACAACTAGTTTTATATTAAATATATTGTTAGTAGTGGTTGTTCTTGGGTTAATATACAAAACAATAAATGTAAAAACTCCTGCTGGAAATTCAAATAAAAACGCTTTTTTCTCTCTAATTACCAGCTTATTATTTTATATTCCTTGTTTATTTAGTGGGTTATTTGATTTTATTGGTAAATCAACGGTGAGTGATAAAAATTCTTCTGAAACGGCAGGTTCATTATTAATGCTTGTAGTAGCTTTGTTACTATTTGTTTGTTATTTTAAAACTCCTTCTGTTTTTAATATACTAAATAAACAAGGGGGCGAACAACTTGTAAATAAACCAGTTTATACAGATTCAAAATATTCATTAGGAAGTTACGAAGAGCTAAACGGTAGTGATAAACCTGATTATCAATATGCAATTTCTGCTTGGGTATTTGTAGACGCGGCTCCTCCAAGTACCAGTTCTTCTTATAATCAATTTACATCATTATTAAATTTTGCTAACAAACCAAACGTATTATATAATGGGTCTGCAAACACATTAATGATAACTACAGAACAAAAAAATTTAAAGGATGTTACAAAAAACAAATTAATTGATTTTGACGAAAATGGTAACAGAATTATTTATAAAAATACCAACTTTTTATTACAAAAATGGAATAACATAATAATAAATTATAGTGGTGGAGTTTTAGATATATTTTTAAATGGAGAACTTGTAAAATCTGAAGTAGGCATAGTTCCTTATATGACATATGATAATTTAACTATTGGCGAAGATAATGGTATTAAAGGTGGAATATGTAATGTTATTTATTTTAAACGATCTTTAAATACCTCAAACATTTACTATTTATACAATATGGTAAAAGACAGGTCACCTCCAGTTTTAAATGATTCAAATAATACTATTATGAAACAAGATGTAAATAAAATAAGTACATTTGTTAATTCAAACATTTAAGAAAAGTATAATCTTAATTTAATAATTAATTACTAAATTAAGTAGAAAATTTCTAAATCTATAATATACAATGAACCCTTTAAGTATTGTCATAACAATAGTCGTAATTGTTCTTATCTTAATGTTATTAAGATATATTTTTTCTGACCCATATACATTACAAAATATTCAAGATGGAAAAACAGCTTCTACGATTGAAGCTTCTTCTTTAGCAACAAATGGAACTGACGTTCCTTCAAGTAATTTTGCTTACTCGGTTTGGTTCTATATTAACAATTGGAACTACCGTTATGGAGAGCCTAAAGTTATTTTTGGAAGAATGGGTGCTATGAGTGGTGACGGAAAAGGTTTTGCTGAAGGTATTAGTGGTTTAGATCCGTGCCCTGCGGTTGTTTTAGGAGCAGTTGAAAATAATATTTCAATTTCTTTAGGATGTTATCCAGGAGCCGACCAACAACCTACTACACCTGGTGGAAATACGGTTGTTCATACTTGTTCTGTTGCTAATGTTCCAATTCAAAAATGGGTTAATTTAGTTCTTAGTGTTTATGGAAGATCAATGGATATTTATCTTGACGGCAAGTTAGTTAGAACATGTTTATTACCCGGGGTTGCTAGTGTTAATAATAATGCTAAACTTTTTGTTACGCCTTTAGGAGGGTTTGAAGGTTGGACTTCTAAATTACAATATTATCCTGAATCTTTAAACCCTCAAGAAGTATGGAATATTTATACTAGAGGATATTCTAGCTGGTCAAGCATGTTTAATTCTTATCAACTTGAGATATCTTTAGTAGAAAATGGAACTACTCAAAGTACTGTAACAATATAATTTTACATTCCAAAAATTTTTCTTATTTATTTAATATATATATATGAGTAGCAATAATACATTTAATTCATTTTCAACAGATAGTAAAACTTTTGGAACGAAAGATTTTTTAGAGTCTAATAGTTTAGTAGCCAAATTAGCTTTTTTATTATTAGTTATTTTTGGTTTTATAATATTATTAAGAGTAGGTATATCTGTTATTTCTAATTTATTTAAACCTTCTGAATCTCCTCATCTTATTGATGGTATGGTTGATGCTTCACAAATGATTATTTTCGAGCAAGACCCTAGTAATAAAGGAGCTAAAACTATTTACCGTTCAGTTAATGCTAATAACGGTATTGAGTTTACTTGGTCTGTATGGATTTTTATTGATAATCTTCAAACAAATTCTGGAATTTATAAACATATTTTCAGTAAAGGTAACAGTACTTTGCAGGAAAATGGGTTAATTTATCCTAATAATGCTCCTGGTTTATACATTGCTCCTAATACAAATGCTCTTGTTGTTATGATGAATACATTCCATGTTATCAACGAAGAAATTGTTATACCCGATATACCTCTTAACAAATGGGTAAATATTATTCTTAGATGTCAAAATACTACATTAGATGTATATGTTAACGGAACCATTACTAGAAGTATTAATTTGATAGGTGTTCCAAAACAAAATTATGGTGATGTATACGTAGCTATGAATGGTGGATTTGCTGGAAATATTTCTAACTTATGGTATTATAATTATGCTTTAGGAACATCTGCCATACAAAAAATTTCTGAAAATGGTCCTAATACTAAAATGATTGGTTCTACAGGAATGAGTGATAAAACGTTTAATTATTTATCTCTACGATGGTTCTTTTACGGTGCAGGAGATTCATATAACCCAACTGGAAATCCAGGTAATTATAATTATAAAACATAAATTATAAAACATAAATTATAAAACATAAATTATAAAACATAAATTATAAAACATAAATTATAAAACATAAATTATAAAACATAAATTATAAATTATTTATATTAAATTAATAAATAATGTATATAAGTGTATATATAAATGTCATATAATCCTATTCCGGCTAGAGTATGGTCAAGAGTTCAAAATCCATGTACTTTTATTGTTCCAGGTAGCACATATACTCAGGCTTATATTCCATTAACTGACCAAACTGTATCACAAGCGCAAGCAAATTATGAAGAAAAATTACTATATAAAGGTAATATTTTACAATACAAAGGTAATAGTTCAAGATTAACCAAATCGCAAAAATATACTCAATTAGCAAAAGGTTTTGGTCCTGTTAGAAAAAAGGCTTATGCTACGCAAAGTCAAACTTATACTAATCCTAATACCACTGGTTTACAACGTGTAAATTATGAAACATATCCATATCCAAATTCAATCGTCGGCGCACCTAATAATTCTTCTGGACCATTCCAATACAATGTTCGAAATCCAAATGGATGTCTTGATAATTCAATTCAGGATGGCGGTTCACTTGTTTGTGGAACTTACATTAATCCTTGTACTGGCGAAATCGTAAAACAAGGAGTATATTCTGCTACAATTTGTAATCCTGCGTCAGCATCAGATGTACCAGGTTCTTCCATTTTGTGTTGGAATAATAAAGTAGAACCGTGGTTTCCAAAACCAAGATACGTAATGAACAATAGCACTGATAAATGGCCAGTCAACTATAAAGGATTTGTTAGTGCTTTAAAACCACCTACACCTGTTTTAACACTCGTTTCTTCTATTGATGATTCTTCTACATTTAGCTGGACTGTTACAAACGATGATTGTATTCCTATTTCTAGTTACAATATTTATGTAAATGGACAATTATATACAAATGTTCCATATACTACTACTACTATTACAATTAATCCTTTATATTGTGCTAATTTTTTTTATCTTACTTCTGTAAGTAATACAACTGAATCTTTACCATCAAATACTGTTACTACAAATAATATAAGATTTTCAATAACTGGCGGAGGTTTGTTTGTTAACACTAGTGGAACATATACTGTTACATTTATTAGTAGTGGAACAATCACTTTTTATTGTAGCGTTGGCGAATTAAATGTAATTATTGTAGGTGGTGGAGGTGGTGGAAGTCCCGGGTCAACAAATATTTCTGATAATAAAGGTGGCGGTGGAGGTGGCGGGGCCGAGGTATATTCATTTTCTACTTCTAATTATACATTTGGAACATCAAACAATATAGTAGTTGGTGTTGGAGGGAACGGAGGTAATCCGGGACAAACGAATTCTTCATCAGGAACTCCCACAACGTTAGCAGTAAATACTACTTACATAGCAGCTGCCGGATTAAGAGCAAACGGTCAACCTGGTGGTAGCGGCGGTGGATTAGGTGGAGGAAACCATGGTGAACCTGGTCAAGATGGAACAGTTGATAATGGCAACTATGGAGGAGGAGGAGGAGGAGATGGTGATGATGATATAAGTAATAGTGCTAATGGTGGCGGAGGTGGTGGAGTAGCTTATGACTTTACAACAAACACTTTTATTTCGGGAGGTAAGGGAGGTATAAATGGTACAACTAGTGGAGCAGGATCTGGAGGACAATATAATGGAGGTAATGGTAGCGCTAAAGGAATCTCGGGCGCAAATGGAACATATGGTGGAGGCGGGGGCGGAGGCGGAGGAACTACAGGAACTATATCTAATACAGGTAAGGGAGGTAATGGAGGTAATGGTTTTTGTATTATTTCTTTTAGTTATCCATAAACAATTTATAATTACATATACTTTTATTATAAATCAATAAAAGTATATTATTTATGCTCTCAAATTAGGATTAATACATAATTCTTGACTGGGGAATATATTTCCAGACATACATTTATCATCTTCGTTAACTAACGCGCAACTTCTAAAACCTCTATCTTCGCCTACAAAGCACCAGCCAGATTGTCCGCCACTCCCCAAAGGGACAACACTACTAGATGCTTCATGTGCTTGATAGTCCATATTTTGTTCTTGTGAACTATTTAATGCTTTATTTAATCCGCTATCTGATGGTCTACTCGGTTGTTGTGTTTGAACAGGGTCTGATTTGATACTGCTTGTAGCATTATTAGGAGTAATATCTTGAACAGCACTTAATCCATCATTTACTGTGCCAGCAGTTCCACTAACAACAGCCTTTGCGCCTTCAGCAGCAACATCAATAGTCTGACCAGCTACAGTTGTAGTTGTTCCAAATATTTTCTCAGTTAATGGGGCAAAAAAATCAGCAACACCTTGAGTACCTTTGGCTAGATAAACAAAAATATTAAAACCTAAAAATGCTAAAATTAAAATTATAAGTAACCATGTTGTCATATTTATATTTTTTAAATTTTCAAAGAACCCTGAATCGTCGCCAGATAAAGATGTGGAAGCAACACTTGAACTAGGTAGTGAAACTTCACTTGATTGTAATATTGAACTTGATAAACTGTTCGAATTATCCATTATAATAAAAATATATATATTAATTTTTATTATAAATTCGCATCTTTATTTAAAGGTTAATAAATACAATAATTGATTCAAATCTCCTAAAATGGTATCACGAATATTATATAAATCTGTATTTGACATCCTCTTCATTGATGGATTGTCATTTAAACTAACTAAATAACCTTTAAAGGTTTCAATTTCTCTCTTAAATGACTCAACAGAACTCAAATCTATAAGTTTTATACTCTTATTGCCCATTAAATCTGTTCTTAATCCTGTCTTACCTAAAAGAACTTCAATAAAGTTGTCCATGTTAGCATTTAATTTTGTATATAAATCGTCAGTTGCCTTATGTGTGGCATAGCTAGTAGTTTTCCAGTGAAATAATTTAACCATTAAAATCATTTCAAGAAATACAACAGTAATTTCTTTTTGAAATGCAGAAAATGAACCAGTTGATTTGTTTTTACGCGTTCCTTTTCCTCCCCGTTTTCTAGAAGTTTTTGTCATATAATAGTTAAATATAATTTTATTATTCTTAAATTCTTGGCACAAAACTTTCCCCAAACGAGTTCATCTTTTCAAGTTTTTCGATAGTTTTTTCAAGATTAAACGATTTAACATCTTTAAATAAGTAATCAGTTCCAGGAGTTTCTTCGTTTTTCTTTATTTGTTTATAAACTAAATCTATTTTTTTTAGTATATTACCTATCATTTCGTGTTGAGATGGTCTTATTATATCTTCATTAGTTATTTGAGATTCACATAAAAGAGAAATAGCAAAATATAAAATATTTCTTCTCTTCTTATGACAGCCCGTTGTATATCTTAGTGTAAAAAGAGTTAATAATGCGTCCATTGTTTTTTTTATAAATTTGGTACGTTTATTTGCTTCAACTAAAAATAAATCCCAAACCATCCAAATAATATCTTTTTGTAATTTTGTTTCAACTTGTAAAAAATTTCTTCTCTCGCAAAATATTTTTTCCTTTTTTGTCTTACATATAGTTTCAAATTCCATTATCCATTCCAACCAATAACATGCATTCATAATATTTTTACCTTCTTCTGAAACATTATAAGCAATTTCATTAATTGCGGGAAATAATTCTTTAGGGTCTTCATCTAAAAATAATCCTTCTGAGTATTTATTACTAGGTGCTTTAAATTTGTCGCGCATTTGCGTCATATCAAAATCTTCTTTTTTAATTTTAATAGTGTCAAAACTGTGCTTTCTTTTAGCATCACATAAAATACACATAATTTCGCAAAATAGGCGTCTAATTTTATTATTATTTCTCATCCTTAGTTCACTATCTACATAACCATTGTTTACTATTTCTTTAAAGTTATTAATTCTTAATTCAAGATAAGCAGCTATTTTAGGATTTCCTAAATGAATATATTTTGAATAAAAATATGTAATTATTTCCCATAAATCGCCGTATTGTCCGGCACATATTAATTCAGCACTCCAGTAACATGCTGGTTCAATTTTAGAATTTATTAAACTATTTAGCAATTCTTTTTTTACATCACTTTTTTTAAATTTTGAAAACGTAATTCCTTTAAAGTCGCCAATACTTCTTATATCATTAATTTCTGAATCGCTCATTATAATTAAATTTATACAAAAAAAATAACAACAATACATATAGATGAAAACAATAAAATCTCTCACTATTTTTTATGAAAAATTATCAACTTTTGGAAAAATATTATTATTTATTGCTCTTCTTTTAGTTGTTATCGTATTTTTTAAATCAATAATACCTGTTAAAGAAGGTATGACTACTTCAAAAGAGTTTTTATTTAAACAAGGTAATGATGTATATGATGATTTTTATGCTAATATATATGATTATTTGGTTTTTAGTGGAATTAAAAATGATTATGAAGTCGGAACAATTATAAATAATACATCTCCGTCTGAAATTAGTGTAATTGCCGATATCGGTTGTGGAACAGGTCATCATACCTCAAGTATTTCTGAAAAAAATTTAAAGGTGATTGGTGTAGATATATCGCCTTCAATGATAAAAAAAGCGAAAGAAACTTATCCAACTGCGAATTTTCAAGTCGGAGATGCTTTAGATAATGGATTGTTCAAAATGAATTCATTAACACATGTTTTATGTCTATATTTTACAATATATTACTTTAAAGACAAGAGACATTTTTTTGACAATGTTATGGATTGGCTAATGCCAGGAGGTTATTTAATCGTTCATATTGTTGATAGAGAGACATTCGACCCGATACTTCCCCCAGGAAATCCACTGTATATTGTCTCTCCTCAAAAGTATGCCAAAGAAAGAATTACCAAAACAAAAGTTACATTTGATGATTTTGTATATAATGCTAATTTCGACCTTGATGAAAATAATAACATTGCTACTTTTTCTGAAAAATTCAAATTTAATGATGGTCATACTCGTAAACAAGAACAAAAATTATATATGGAAGACACCTCAACAATTGTTAACATGGCACAGGATTGTGGATTTATTATTCAGGGAAAGATTGACATGGTTAAATGTGCTTACGAAAATCAATATTTATATATTTTTATTAAACCATCGTAAATAAGCATTATAATAAAAAATAATATCCTAAGAGACATTTTTATATTTTTACAGTTAAAATAATAATAATAATAATAATAATAATAATCACAAACGACCAAACGGATTAATATAATGGGAAGCGGTGTCAGTTCGCATTAATATAGGATTAGTAGCAGGCATAATAACGTCAGACGGATCATTTGTTTGCCTTACGAGACGTGGTTTTTTAAAACCCGGTATAGTGAGAAAGTTTAAATGAGAAAGATCAGGATCATACGGCAATCCTGTATAATGGGTTGAATCAAATACCAAACTAGGATTTATCTCTCTTTCCATTTTGTATGCATCCTCTATATTCTGCTCTTCGATGGTTGGAAACTCAAATGTATTACACCGAACTAATTTTGGAAACTCGTCGTCGCTGTTTGATACTATATTTTTAGAAACATTATACACTTTTTCTCCTTCTTTTCCAATCCATTGTGTTACTTGTCGTGCTATATGAGAAGGACGAGGAGGCAAATCAGGATCTTCTTTAACTATAACATGTTTTCCATGTGTTGTTAGAATTCTCTCCAATTTTGGAGGAGACCTATTAAAATAGGTATCATCATTTGTCGTATTATTTATTTCTTCAATATTTATTTTTGGCTGGTTCATTTGTAGTTTAATATTTAATAAATCTTTAAATTCATTTCATTTTTTTATATAATAATAAAAATGAAATAATTGTGAGTAATATTATTAATACAAAATAAGTTATTATATTTAAAATATAAACTTTATGAATAATATGTTAGAATACTTATCTTACATATTATTTTTTGGAATGATTATTATATTAATAATTTATTTTTATATAAGATTAAAATTTGGGTTTTGGGCAATTCAACCAGTTTTCCATGTCTATGATATTAAGTATATGTTTAAATCGCCTGGTATTATTGATGATTCACTTCCTCAAAAGAATAAATATACAAATTTTAAAGATATCGAAACACTAATTTATTCACAACTTACAACAATACAAGTTCAAAGATTTGTAAACTTGATTAAAACACAATACCTTCAAAATAAATATAATATTTTCTCTCCTCATACCAATAACATAACTCCATATTTTAATGGACATAATGATAAATCGTTTGTTTCTTTCTATAATGAAGATAATCATATGATTGACATAAAAAAAGGCACTATGATTACAGATAAAAAAATTTTTGGTATAATAACTTCAAGACCTATATATGTAGTCATAAACAATGGTCATAAAGAAGCTAGGTTTCGCGCATATTATGTTGATTATTTATGTGTTGATGTTTTAAAGAGGAAAAAAGGACTTGCTCAACAACTAATACAAACACATCATTATAACCAAAGACGCATTAATGAAAATATTGTTGTTTCTCTCTTCAAGAGAGAAGATGAATTAACTGGAATAGTTCCTTTGTGCGTATATTCTACATATGGATTCTCTGTAAAAACATGGACAAAACCAAGTAATTTATCAGCTGAATATAGTTTGCTTGAAGTAAACGCGCAAAATTTTCATTTTTTATTTACTTTTATTGAAAAATATGCCAAAAAGTTTGATATTGTAATTAATACTGAAGTTACAAATATTATTGAGTTAATTAAGACCAAAAATATTTTTATTTATACAATAATTATTCATGATGAGATTATTTGTGCTTATTTTTTTAGAAAATCATGTGTTCAAGTTGAAAAAGATATGGAAGTATTAAGCTGTTTTTCTTCAATATCGAATACTAATGATGATATTTTTATTCAAGGATTTAAATTAAGTTTTTGGAAAATAGCAGCAGAAAACTATTTTGGATTTTGCGCAATTGAAGATATTTCTGATAACAATATTATAATAAATAATATTATAACAAAGACCAAACCATTAATAGTAAGTCCAACCGCATACTTTTTTTATAATTTTGGTTATCCAACATTTAAATCAAATAAAGTTCTAATTGTTAATTAATTTTTGTCTCAACTATCAATATCATCTTCATTATTTTTAGTTTGACATTCCTCACAATATTTACCTAATTCAATATATCTTTCCCTTTGCTCTCTTCCAAGAGTTTTACATTTACGCATCAATCTATTTGTTAAATTTAAATTATTAACATCATTTTTAAGCTCTTGTGGAGGCATAAATACTTGAGGTCCTGTTTCCATCAAAAAAATCTGATTTTTTTTATTATAAAATAATATTGGATTTTCATCTTCATCCAATTCAATAATGCCACATGTACAATAATCAATATGAACAACTTCTTCTCCTTTTTTACATCTAATATCTAATACATCAACGTCATTTATATACTCTTCAAAAAAATCCTGTGCTTGTTCTCTGTTGTCAAACATAAAAATTTTAGGAGGATTAATTGTTATTGATGTCAATCTCATTTTTGCTGATTCATCTTCATAAAATTGAAAATCATAACATCCTTCGTGTTTGTTGTGAATTATTAAACATTTTACCATTTTAACTACATTATATATTGAGTTTGGTTTAAATAGTTTACAAATATTATTTTATTTTAAATATATAATAAATAAAATAATTGTAAAATAATCAATGCTGTTAAAGTCACAAATATTTTAAATTTTACTAAAAATTACCTGATAAAATAATATAACTTAAATATAATCCAAAAAAATTCTTTGAAAATAAATCCAAAATATTATAAAATGTGTTTTTCATATAATAAGGAAACATAGCTACTATACCATAAATAGACCAAAAAAAGAAAAAATACCAAAATATTTTCAACCCATCTTTGCTAAAAACAGCATAATTTATATAAATTAAAAAGTAATACATCAAAAATGGAACAAATCCTAATATTACTCCGATATTAGTTGGTATTATCTTTTTCTCTCCTAAATATCCAAAAATAAGCATTAACCAATTTAAGTATAAAACATTTGTTATTATTCTAGAGTTATCTGACAATAATGAAAAAAAGTTAAGTGATATAGCATGATCTTTCTCTCTATGTTTTAAATAAATAAGATATAAAATTAATGTTACTAACATTGTTGGAGTTGTGATGGACCAATCAATATATCTTTTAGGGGTAACATCTGTTATAGTATTAAAATTATATACTAACCAAAAATAAAACATTCCCTCAATAAATTGAACCGAAACTTCTAGTATAAGAAGCTGTCTTATTAGTGAAAAATTGTTTGGTATTTTTATAAATAGTGAAAATACTTCAATAATACCAGTAATTATTTGAATTACTACGGATATCATCAATGTAACTAAAAAAGACTCTTTTGTGTTCATATAATATATTTTAATATTATTTTTCAAATATATATTAGCGTACATACTTTCCCGCCTTAACAAATGTGTCAGCAATAAAGATAATAAAAATTCCTAAGAATGAATATAATACAACTTCTTCAGTTACATTATTAGTTCTCTCATCTTGTTGATCTTCTAATAATGTTATCATGTAATTTAATTTTTGTAACAAAACATCTTGTGATGCGATTTCTTGAATAGGTTGGCTATAATTAGCTGTATTATAATAAGGTTTGTTGACTGGATTTTTTTGTTGTGTATATCCAGGAATAATACGTTTATAATATTCTTCATTAGATTTATTGTCGCCATAAATGCTGTAATCATTTAAATCTAAATTGTCACTTCCTTCATAATTTGGTTGAGGCGCTCTTCCTAATGTTCTAAACATTACATCATTATTTGAAGACATATTTATCATTTGTTCCTTTTGAGGAAGAGGTTTTGTTTTATTAACTCCAACTGATTCAGCAGGTGGAGGAGGATTAAATCTATATTTGTCATCATCATCATCGTCATTATCCAAATTGGTATGAATTTTTTCTAAAACAGAATTAACTTTGTTAGTATCAAAATTTTCTTTAGGATATTTTTTGTATGTTTTACTATGTGTTCGACGTTTTTGATTTATTAGATTATCGGAATTATTTGAGTTTAATTCAGTATTATCATCAAATGGGGCTGCAAACATTGCTAAAGACATTCTTATTAAAAATTTAGATAATAATTTATAGAACAGACTGAAATTAAAATTTCTAAAATAAATTATATAAGAATATTTATATATGGAGTTTAAATTTGTTAGTAAAAATAATCTAGGTGCAGTAGCTACTTTATTCCTTGTAATTTTATTAAGTCATTCTAGATTCTTTAATTTTTTATTGGATACTGCTTTAGGGCGTACTATTCTTATTCTTTTTATTTTAGGAATAAGTTATACAAATAAAATTTTAGGTGTAGTTGCTGTATTGTTTATAATTATTGCCTTCAATAATAGTGACATTGGATATTTAGAAGGATTTACTAATTCTGCAAACGACAAAGAAGATAATCAAAAAATAAAGGAAAATGTTATTAAAAAGAAAAAGATTGATGAAAAAAAATCAGAAAGCAATGGTGTTGAAGGGTTTAATATTATTGAGAGAGAACACATGATGTTAAGAGGAAAACGTTCTAGTGAAGTTCCGGTATATTCTAATGCTCGCAATCAAGGTGATGATGTAGAACCAAGTGATAAAGAAGCATTTGCTGACAATTATTCATCTGTATAAAACTTTTATAGTGTATAATTATAAATGAAACATTTAATATATATTTGTTTTTTCTTTTTAATTGTTATTATTTTTTCTTATATTAATTCACTACATATTGTAGAGAATTTTTCTCCTAAAATAAACGAATTGTATAGACCATATGTTAGAAATGCTCGTATAATTAGTGAAGGGTTCTATAATAAAACGAATTCAAATATTTCAAATCTTTTTAGAAAATTTGGAATAATGTAAAAATATAATAATACTATATTTTAGTATAATGAATTCTGTTCAACCTAATTTAAATAATCCTGTACCTATTACAAATACACAATTAGGTGGTAAAACTACCATATTCACTCCATTGTTCAATGGATTAAGTTATATAAATCATCATGTTATGTATTTAAATAATAGCAAGTTTTTTGCTGGTATAATAATGATTCTTCTCAATATTGGTTCTAAATTCATAACAATACAATTTAGCAAATCAACTGAAGAGTACATGAAATATACTGTAACTAAACAACTATTAGTTTTTGCTATGGCATGGATGGGTACTCGTGATATTTATACCGCGCTTGGGTTAACAGCCGTGTTTACAATATTGTCTGACTATTTATTTAACGAAGAAAGTCCTTTATGTATTGTGCCACATAAATACAGAGTTCTTCATAAATTAGTCGATACAAATCAAGATGGAGACGTTTCAGAAACAGAAATTGCTACAGCAATTGCTGTCTTGGACAAGGCTAAAAGAGATAAACAAAGAAAAACACAAAAAGAATTATTTAAACAATTCGATTTTGAAAAATTTAATTTTGATAAATAAATAATAATAAATAATAACTATTAAATTTTATTATTATTTATTTTTTTCGGTCAATGTAAAACGGAAAATATTATTAATGTTTTTTTACTGTTTTGTTACACTTTCCCCCTTTTGTATATTTTCTTGTATTATTTTGTGACTGGTTATTTTTATTAATTTCCTCTTTATTATAAATAGGTGGTATTACATATGGTTTCCCTGTTAAATCTGCCCATGATTTTCTAATTGAGTTCCATTTACTATTACATTTTGAGTTTTGTAATTCTTCCGGAGATAAACTTGTACCTGGTCTAAGTTCCATATAAATTTTAATGTCATATACTAATTGTGTTACGTCGTCTATATCTTTTTTATCCAGTTCATATGGATTATATCTAGGGTTAACACCTCCATAATAATTTAAACTATCAGATTCACTATCAGATTCACTATCAGATTCACTATCAGATTCAGACGACATAGTAGATACAGTCCTAAAAGGGGCATTAAATGGCTCAATAGATGTTGAGTCTGCTGTTTCTATTGGCATTTTAAATCTTACGTTTTTGTTTGATTCTATAAGCAGGTTTCTATTTCTTCCTACTTCTTTGGGTATTTTAATATTACCATCTGGAAAAAACATTTTAAAATACGGAAAAAATATGCTACTATAATATTCTTTAGTGTATAAATTATTATTTATAATATTTTCAAGTGTTAACATAACTTCTTTTTTAAATGTAAAATTATCTTTATCTTCGGGTTTTATAATATTACTATAATAACTACCAAAAATTGTAAATAATATATACACAGGAGGCAATTCATATATATCATCATTTCTATCAAAAATAATTTTTAATTTTTTTATTTTTGTTATAGGCGAACTATTCGTTAATTTACGTGTAGTATTTGGTTTTGTAAAATATGTTTTTGACGTGAACGTTATTAATTCATAATGATTTTGATAATAAAATAAAAATAAATATTTATTCCAATTATTTATATTAGGAGAAAAATTCGCATATGGAACTCGTAAGGTTGAAAATTTCATTTTCGGCATTTTTATGCTCTCTAAAGGTATAATATTTAGCTTTAGTTCCGAACACAAAGCATAAATTACTATTTCATTTGCCCAAAATTCATTACTTAAGATATATCTTTGAATTTGTCCTTTTCCTAATACTTTAAATGGATTTTTATATTCATCAATATCAATTGGAACTCTTTCAACATTTTTAACCAAAAAATTATCACGACTATTAAAAATATCATTTGCTATTCTTATGTAATTATCCGGTGTCAGTTCATCTGAATTTCCTGATTTTATTAATGATAATTGTATTCCATTTATTTTCTCCTCAAATAAGTTATTTAATTGTTCGGCATTTACAGGAGCTATATTCGATAAATAACTATCTAATTCATTCCACGATTGTAAATATTTAAAAACTAAACTTCTCAAATATGATTGTGTATATAGATTAACGCCTATGCCATATCTTCCACTTATTATTCTATTTTTTTGGTTATAATAATTATGATAGTTTATTGCATCTGCGACTGCTATAAAAAAACAATTTCCTTGTCCAATATTTTGAATTGTTTTAATTTCTGATACATTTTTGTTATAAAGTTGTTCATTTAAACTATTTGAATCAGATGTATATAGTGTTAAAGAACCACTTAATGAATTGTTTATAATCTTTTTAGTAGCTATATTATTACTAGCATTATATAACATATTTATTAAGGTAAAAAAATTAGTATCCTTAAAAAAATTTCTCAATATACTTGTTGTTTTATGTGACATTATCATTTTTTCAGGTTCAATTACATTTGGTAAATTTTTAGGTGGCGGGTTATCTTTATCGGCGAGTGTATTTTGTATAGTTAATTCGGTGGATGAATCTATCTTTATTGAGTCATTTTTATTAGAACTTAATAAAGGTTGAGAAACAGGCGGAACACCAGAAGCAGATGATAATACTTCATTCGTATTACCTTTACTACCTGTATAATTAGAACCGTAAATTACTGTTATCGGTAAAGAGTTTAATTGTGTTTCGCCACTAATAATTTCATCTTCAACGACAGTTTTATATAAAGCGGTATCCATTATTTTGCTACTATCTATGTTTGATTTTTTTATTTTTGTATCAATATTCCAATCGCCTTTAGACCATTGAACATCAGCAATAACATATGGTGATTTATTAATATATAGAACACTATTTTCTGGAAAAATAGCATCTAGAGTAACTTTAATGTTATTATCAACATATCCATTACGAGTTGCTTGAAGTAATGATTGCGATTTTGTTCCACTTGTAAAATTTTTTAAAGAATCAAATAAACCCTTATTAAAAAATTGTTTTTTTCTTAAGTTTTCAGGAACTTTATCAACATAACTCTTATTTAATTTAAATAATGGATCAAAATATACTTTTTTTTCTTCTTTACTAATGTCAGGAATTGTCATATTAGGTTTATATTCTATCTTTTGATATCCAGGAACACTTGTATTAATTATTATATTTAATTGGTTTGGAATTATTTTATCATCAACCGTAGACATACTTATAATAATAATATATTATTATAGATTAGTTTAAAATAAAATTGATTTTAAATTTGAAATACTAAATATTATCAAATTAAAATAAACAATGTCGTTTTTAATGCTTCAAATTGATAATTTAATTGAAGGAACCGTGATTAAACGTCCTTCAAAATACATTAAAACACCATATGTTGCGGATATTATTCCATTTAACAGCGAATCATCTATTTTGGGACATACAGCATCACTCGGATGTTGTGGGTTAGCTGACGTTGGAGCTACTATATTAATGGCTTCTGTTCCTAAAACAAAAAAACGAGATGATAATAAATTACATTGTGAATATAGAGTATATCTCTCTATCATTAGAGAGAGAAATCATGAAATTATTGTAGGAATACACCCAAAGCTTGCTGAGGAACTTGCCGAATCGGCTATTAAAAATAATTTACTAAATACACTACAAAATGTACAAACTTATAAGAGAGAGACTACAATTTATGTAGAAGGAAAGGTTGATTCACGGTTTGATTTTACAGGTATTGATTGTAATGGTATACCTTTTATCATGGAAGTTAAAAATGTTCCGCTTGCCGACTATGAAGATATAACTGCAAAAGATAAAAAAAATAAATGTTACGACGATAGGTCAATAGACTCTAAGATTGCTTATTTCCCGGATGGTTACCGAAAAAAAATCACTGACACTGTGAGTCCTCGCGCATTGAAGCATATTAAGGAACTTACATTAATCAATCTCGAATCTAAAACTCGTTGTATAATGTGTTATGTTATACAACGAACTGATGTTAGCAGTTTTCAAGCGTCAAATCTTGACTCGGAATATAGACAGGCATTTTTACAAGCAGTTCAATCTGGGGTAGAAATTATTACATTAGTTGTCCAATGGACGAGAGAAGGAAAGGCATATTTTGTTAAAGATAATTTATTTGTAAATATTTAGTTTCGAACAAAAATAATACACTTATATATATATATATATATTATATAAAATGCAAACTAGAAGTAATAAATCGCAGTCTGAAACATTAGATAGTTCAATGCCAAAAAAACGAGCTAGAAATGTGACGGACTTAGAATCACCTATTGGGGTAGCTGATGTATCATCGCAAGATTTAAAACCATCAAAAAGAAGTAAGAATATATCATCAGTAGAAAGTTTAATTGATACACCTGATACATCTGATACTATTTTTTCTCAATCAAAAAGAGAAAGTAAAAAAATTACAGCCTCCAGACAAAGTTTACCTGTTACACCTGCACCTAGGGTTGAGATATCAGATTTTCAAAATATTCTTACACCTGAAAACAAACGACTTAAGAATTTTAAATTTGAACTTGCCAAATTATCTAGGACCGATGCGCATCATGACTTAAAAGAAGTATTTAAAAATTCCATGTATACGGATGACCAGAAAGTTAGAGCCGCATTTGATTCAGGAATTCCTTACCCAGCAAGTGAAGCCTATCATGAAGACGAAGCATTCGCCGCGGTTATGATTAGTGCGGATACAAATGGAAATACTATTTTAATTAATGGTCCAAGAAATTTGAGTGAAGCACTTAATTCTGTTCCTGACTGTACTGCTGAGTATAATCCAAATTTTAGTTTATTTGATATTGGTGTTTTAGGATCATCTATTTTTAAATATAAAGTAGTTAGATTTGTAACTCAATGTAGTAACAATGTAAACTTTTCAGACGAAGATTTAACTGCTATAGCATGTAAAAGTGATTTTGGTAAAAAATTTGTCGAAAATGTAAGATTGGGTGAAGACGGGCGGGAAGCCGCGATTGTTGTAGATTTTAGTCAACATCATTTTATAGAAGATTTAACTAGTGGAACTAGCACAGATTTTCAGGTTCATTATTTAATGACTCCTGAAGTTGTAAATGACCCAGCAGGAAAACCAAATGTTAATAATAGGTCACTTTTTGATGTTCAAGATAGTGGTGTTAGATTAAAATCATACGTTCAAACGGATATTGATCCTACTACTTATACATGTTTTGATGAGTCTGACCCAAGTCCATCCAACAATTTTTTCTCTAACTATGATTTTACATTATCTCCAATTAAGCAAATATTTACAAAACAAAAAGCGGAAAAACTAATAACAACACTTAATATTAAATATGATATTGTTCCTGGCAAACCATTAACAGATACAATTGAAGATAGTAAAGGCGAAAATAGTATTACTACTGTTTTAGGATATTTAAGAAAATTAATTGGACTAGTTAAAGTTAAAAATGATAATGCTGCTAAATTTAATTTTAATAGCAAAATTCAACAAAAAAGAGGTGGTGATTGGTTTCAAGCATTATGTTGTATTGATGCGAGAAACCGTAATATAACAGAAATTTTACCTACGAGAGGTTCTCCAACAAAACTTTCACCAAATTGCCCTGTTTACTTGGTAACTCATGACAGAATAGCTGTTTCTTTTGCTCTTTTAAATGGTGTAAATGTAATTTATATTGATTATTATGGACGTATTTTTATTTTTAAAAATGCAGGTGACATAACACTTAAAAGTTCTGGAAAACCTATGGAACAAATATTATTTGAAGGAATTAAAACAAAATGGGACCCAAACAATCGATCAGCAGAACAGTTATCCAGCTTACTGACCACCGCTACAAAATATACAGCTGATAGAAAAGCTTATTTAGATGGCGATGCTCGTTTTGAAGGGAAACTAAACAATTTTTATAATAAATGTGATGAAATTAAAGGTTCTGTCGATGCTTTTAGTTTAAAAGGTAAAACCCAACTTACTGATTTTAAAAAAATTTCAGCATCAAGCGTCCAACAAATGTTTACTATGGCAGTTGAGTTGGAATTTATAAAAATAAATCTTGTTGATGTTGAAAATGATATTAAATTTATTGAATCAAATAGAGAAATGTTTGGTGGTGAATATACGGATGAAATGAAAACACTCGTAGCTAATTTCAGCAAAGCATTAAATAATATTAAAGGAATACAAGATAGATTTGGAGTCATTCCAGCCCAAGCCGATTTTTTTAACGCATTTAATAATTGGGTTATTAGTAATGTTCAAAAATTAGATGTATATAAGTGCTCTAAAAAGCTTCTTGAAGGTTTGATACCTTCGGGTGAAAATAAATTATTTGAATATAATAGATTATCTACCTTTTATAACAATAGCAAATCACGCGAAGGTGAAAGAACTACAGATTCTCATATATTTTTGCCATTTATCCAAAATTTGGACGATACAAGTAGAGATAAATTACTTGATATTTTACTTTCATTGACACATAAACTTGAAGAATATATTGTTATAAGTAAATCAACCGCTTCATCTCGTTTTTTAAGAACAATTGGATTAAGTGTAAATGAAATTTTTTATAATTCACTTGCTAACTTAATATATGAATCATTTGTATTTATTGAACGTAGTAAAGCTACCACTCCAGAAGCTATTAATCCAATTTTTGAAAAAACAGAATCATTAATTGATATTTCTATGTCAACTGATAATGTTCTTTTAAGAGTTGATAAAATGGAATTAGACATATTAAGAAAAACTGGTAAACAAAGTAACTATACTGGCGATGTTGTTGATAATTCTGCTTCTTCTAAAATTGGCGGTGGTTATTTGGATTCTTTTTCCAACACTAGCCCTTATGCTAGAAATCCTGAATCAGTTATATGTGACGTTAGTGTTAAACAAATTACTTGGCCATTGTTAACATGCGTATTACTTA